GCAAGGCGGCCAAGCGCATGTCGACTCCTGCGCCCCGCGCCATCTCCCTACTCACGTGTTTCACGTGAAACCACTGAGCACCATCCCCGCCGAGAGAGAGAGAGGAATCGACATGCGCCCGGGCTGCCGTACTCGCTGCGCTCGTACGCCTCCGTCGCCTCCGCTTCGCTCCGACTCCTGCGCCCCGGCGCTCAGGAGAGAGAGAGGGGATCGTCCGGTGCTCTTCACCGCTCCCCGATCCACCCAACCCAGAATGAGACGCAGAACACACTACTTTCCCGCCCTCGCCGCTTGACTCGCCCTCACCCTAGGAGTACCTTTATCTATGTCAGAGGAACCGACCAACCGACCAACCGAGAGGAACCACTAAGATGAACCCGAACCGAACCCTCACCCCGATCGCCCGGGCCATCCGGACGGAGATCATCGCCCGGCCGGGCACCCTGTTCGCCCGCATGCGGTCCTACCGCGACCTGAACCCCGGCGCCCCCCTCACCGTTGACCCGTACGGCGACGCGGCCCACTTGATCGCCGCCCTGCGCGCCCGGGCCGATACCCCTTCGGACGCCGACGCCGTCCTCGCGCGGATCGTGGCCTCTGTGCCCCACTCCGCCATGGATGACCTGAACGTCACCCGTGAGGCCCTCCGCGGGGCCCTCCGCGGGGCCGAGGCCGCCCAGCCGATCTACACGTGGTGACCCGCGGTCGCCACGGCCCGGACGGTGCGCCCCACTACCCCGGGGCGGAGCGGTTCGATTCCGCTCACGGGCGCGATGACAACTCAACATTGCCGGCGCGCCGCGCAGGAGGATGACTCCTTCGCCTCTGTCGACTTCCCCGTAGGGGACCGGATCTCCCGGTTTGAACCTCAAACCTAAAAGAGACGCAGAACACAGAATTAAGGCCTGAGATTCCCCAGCGAGCGCGCTAGACTGGAGTCACCACAAAGGGAGAGAGAAGGAACGGCCCCAAGCCCGACTAACTTTCTTACCCCGGGAGGATTGAGAACTACATAGTCGCCCTCACGTAATAGACGGTTAAAAGCGAGGGCGAGCGGCCGGTAGGCCAGACGTAGCCCGTGCCATAGGCCCGTGCGGGCGCCCCACCAAGCCGATGCTGGACCGCTCCCGTGGGGGAGCGGGCACCCATCGGCCGGGAGCGCCCAAATCGGATCTAGGTGTGAGACTAACGGGCGTAAAACGAAGTATACGGCCGGGTAAACGGGAGCGGGCGTTCAGAGCGCCCCGGCGCACCGTAGTGCGCGAGACCATCCTGTCAAAAGGATACCCGGCGCCCATTATCATCCCCACCCACCCAATTCCGAAGGGACCGAAAATGAACCTCAAGACCTACTATCGCGCCGCCGTGTCCGATCTGCGCCTGCGGATCGCAGATATCGCCCCGTCGCTCGCCGCTCGCGGCGGGATGATCTACACGCTCAGTGCCGACGGCGCCGACGCCGTGATCCGGCTCGGGACGCCGTCGCGCCCCGTCCTGGGATACCTGAGCGGCGCTAAGGATGACGCCCGCCTGTACCCCGCGGACGGCGGCGACGCCATCCGTTTCACCGAAGACGACGCCCCCTGGGCGATCGCCGCGCACGCCGCCCGGTATCTGGCGGCCGAAGCGGGCGGCGGCCTGCGCACGTGCGGGACCGACCGACAGGGCGGCCGAGTCATCACGGCGCCCATCGGCGCCGGAGGCGTGATCCTGGGTCTGGGCGACGACCGACTGCGCACCCTGGCGCAGATTCGGCGACGGCTCACCCGCGCCGCGGCGTGCGCGGCCGCCATGACCATTGAGCACGCGATCGAGGCGGCCACCGAGGGCGCAGGACACGTGGTGCGCAGGAACGGGAGGATCTACGGCGACTGCGGCAAGATCATCGCCGCCGTGGACTGGACCGATGACGGCACCGTCACCCTCACCGGGCCCGACGGCGTCGCCCACATGATGCGCCCGGGCCGCACCGAGCCCGTCGACTGGCGGGACATGGATGAGATCGTGCGGCCCGTGATCGAGGCCGCGGACGCCTATCTGCGCGACCACGACTACTATCTCTGACCTTATCCCCCACTATCAGCCCGGCCGCTATTGAGCGGAGGCCGTAGCGCGGTTCGATCCCGCGCCCGGGCGCCAATCTGTCTTCATCCTAGATACACCCACCCTAGAAAGGATCGAAAAGTGAACCGCCCTCACTCCTACTTCGCCGTGACCCGTGAGCGCGCTGCTAAGCGGCAGGCGCGTCTCAGGAATATCCTGCCCCGTTCCATCGTCGATCTCGTCACCGTGGCCCGGTCCGGCACTATCTGGTACCGGGGCGTCATCATCGGGGATCTCCTTCCCGGCGGCACCATGATCGCCGGTAGGGACCGCAAGGTCATCTCCGTGAGTGATCACGACGCCCTTATCCGACTGTTCCGCGGAGTTTTCTTCCCCGCGGACTATGACGACGCCCTTACCGCGTGCGACCGCCATGAGGACTACGCCGCCGACGCGGCCCTCAGACGACTGAGGGCCCTTGAGGCGCCCGTGGTCGCCTGAACCCCCCCCCCACTTTTAACCCCGCGTGAGCGGGGATGCGCCTGAAAGATCGGCGCTCAACCAACCGAAGAGAGAGAACCATCATGAACCGCCGCAGCATCATCCTGCCCGCCGTTGCCGCGGGGAGCGTCGCGCTCCTGTCCGCCATCGGGATCGCGTCCGCCCTCGCCCCGTCGCACACCACGGCCCCGTCCGCTGTCGTGACAACGACGCAGGAACCGGCCGGGGCCGCCACCGAGCACCTTGCCCCGCGGTGCTTCGAGACGTCCACGGCCGGGGCGCAGGACTGCGCCTGGGTGCCCGTCGCGCAGTGCCTCACCGACGAGGACGGCGACGACGCCATCCCCTCTGACTATGACGGTTGCTTCTGGGACGCCGGTTCCCACGGGAACCGTCAGGGCGCCTCCTACGTGATCTGGCGCGGGGGACGGGGCTGACCCGCCCATCTAACCCACCAGCCCCGGGAGAGAGGATCGCCGCGGCTCACTGCCGCCCCGGGGCACGATGCCGTGAACCGCACGGCTCAGGAGGAGAGAGAACGATGGCCGAGACCATCTACTGCAACCTGACGCCCCATGCCCTTAAGGTTCGCACGCTGGACGGGAGCACGATCACCATCGCCCCGGATGAGCGAGGCGCCGCCCGGGTTATCTATGACCGCTTCCCGCCGGAACATGTCCGAATTGACGGGCACGAGATCTCTGTGTCCGTCGCCGGGGCGCCGCGGGAGATCATCGGCCTGCCTGATGCCGAGCCAGGCGTCGTGCTCATCGTCGCCAAGGCGGTGAGCGACGCGGCGCCGGCTTACCGTGGGGATCTCATGAGCCCGGGCAAGCTCATCCGCAATGAGGATGGAACGGTTATCGGCTGCGACGGGCTGACCCGCCGCGCCTGAAACCGAGCCGCGGCGGGACGAATTTCTGATACTCGCCCGCCCTGGCACCAACAGCTCCGGGGGAGGACCATTGCCCGCTCATCACGGGCCCGGGGCGCGAATGTCGTGCTGTCCGCATGACGAACTAGGAAGAGAGAAGGGGAACCATTGGGCGCAACACAAGACGAACTTATTGAGGACCTTAACCGGTTCATCCGGGCAACCGTGAAGTTCGGTCGCCGGGAGATCACCCCCTACGGCGACTGGCTTTACAACCTCAGCGATGAGGACTTCAAGACCGTGGGGGACCTTATTTTCCGCACCGCCCGGGGCGCCAAACGGACCGGGGATTGGGGCCCGCTCCCGGGGCTGGGCTATTGGTGCCGTGAGTTCCAAGCCGAGTACCGCACCGTACAGGATCAGCGTCGCCGTCGGCCCCGTCCGAAGGACGGCGGGCCAGTAGATAACCCGGAACTCTATGAAGCGATTGACCGCTTCGCCAAGGACCAGACCATAACCGGGGACGATGCTGTGCGGGAGTATGTCGCCTGGCTTAAGGAACTCACCCCGGAGGACTTCAAGGTCGTCGGGAACATCATCTTCGGCGTCTCCAAGCAAGCCCGGAAGACCGGGGATTGGGGCCGACTGCCCCACCTGAGGTATTGCGACTGGACGTTTCGGAAGACCTACCGTTTCGTCCAGTTGCGCCGCCCGCGCCGCTGACAGGCATACACCCAGAAAGGAAACCACAATGAAGGCCAAGACCGGGTTCGAGGCGTGGCGGGAGCGCAATCTCCCGCTCCCGTCTCCGGACGAGTACCGGATCATGTGCGACGGAAGCCTGAAGGTGATCTGGGACCGTCTTGAGAAGGACTGGTACCGGGCCCATGTCGAATTCACGTGGGGCCCGGACGGGGCGCCGTTGGGAGGAGACGGGGATGAGGAGGCGATCGGCCAGCCCGACTACTGGTCGAACTCGTACGGGATCCCCGACGAGTACGCGCTCACCCACGTGCTCGCCGACTACGCCTGAAGGGAACCGAAAGGAAGAGACAATGAACGTGAACAACATGACTGCCGACCCGGACAACTGGGACGAGATCGCCCCATCCCTGGGAGATTACCCGCTGCGCCCGTACAATGTTCTCGCGGCCGACCCCTACTGTGCCCCGCCGGGCTTCTATGCGAATGACGAGGTTCTCGCGTTCCTGCCGGGCTGGGACGGGATTGACGGCGGGGACGCCGTCTACTGGTATGACCCTCCGTGGCCCACGGTGGCCCGGGTGCGCGAGGCCATCGCCTCGCGCCTGGTCTCCTCCTGGCTCGTCCAGGACCGGGACGACTTTACTTCGTTCCACCTCGGCGGGGAGCCCGGTTCTATCGTGACTCCGTGGGGCGTGATCCCCGCCGAAGTCATCTTCGCGCTACGCGGGAGCGGATGCGACGACGCGCCCTGGGAGAATCTGAACGCTATCTTGGGCGATGTCGACAGGGCCCTTGAAGCGGGCGCCCCGGCCGCGGACGGGTATGTCGGCTGGCGCCTGGGGAATGTCGTACCCGCGATCGTCCGCACCGATTTCGCACGAAACCCACTGGACGGCGCGCTCGTGGCCCGCTTCACGCCCCGGCGGGACGACCATGTCATCGTGTTCCTGTGGGGGGCGGATGGTAGAGCGCGCGGCGGAGTGCGGGAGGAGTACGAGGACGGTGCCGTCATCCCCGTGCCCACTGAGGTCGATCTGGCCCCGGCCCTGCGGGTCTACGCCGACGCCTGAAAAACCGAGCCGGGGCGGGACGAGATTTCCATACTCGCCCGCCCCGGTAGCTCCCGTCGTGAACGTCAAGGCCGCGAAGCGGGTTCGAGCCCCGCCGGGAGCACGACCAACTCAACCGATAAGAGAGGAAGTATCATCATGAACCTGACCACCTGGCTGCACGAGCAGGCCCGGCTTGTCCGGGACGCGCTGCTCGCGGGAAACCTGAACGAGGCGAGGAACGCCCTCCGGTTCATCTTCGAGGACGGGGGTGCTCCCGAGGGGATCCGACCGGATCTCATCATCCGCCTGGCGCTGTTCCCGCTGGACGACGATAAGATTACCGGTGTTCGGAGCGCATTCATCCGGCAGTCGGACAGGGTCTTCGTGCATGAGGAGCGCACCTACCGTCTGGACCGGGAGATCCGGGCGTCCCTTTATGGCGCCCTGTACGCGGAACGCCACTGAAAGAGAGAGCAATGAACGAGAACGAGGCCAGGACCGGCTCCGACGCGCTCATCGAGCGGATCGTCGAGGCGCTGAACGTGGACACGAGCCCCGAGTGGAACCCGGCCCCGTCGTGGGCCGACCACGTGCTCACCTGGGAGGGCCTGCGACGCCTCGCCAACGACCTCCTGGGTCGCAAGCCGTACGACGGGAGGAACCCGCTGGCCGAACCCGTGACCCGGGACTTCCTGACGGCCGCCCTGAACGCAGAGGGCTTTGTCGTCCTGCCCCAGAACTGGGCCGACGACGGCAACAGTCACTACGGGCCGCTGTGCCCCCGGTGCGAAGCACGGCACAAGTACGAGGCGCGCAAGGTCGGGACCGTACCGGACCCGTCCTGGGTGGGAGCCGTCTGCGTCGACTGCCACCGCACTGTCGACGGCGCCACGGACAAGGTAACCATCTACGTGTGGTGAGAGCCCGCATTAGCCGGGACGGTCGAAGCGGGGGTTCGACTCCCCCGTCCGGCACGGGTTCGCGGAAGAGCTGCGAACCGAGGGAAGAGGAATGAGAAGAGAGCCTTGAGAACACTTCAGCAGATCATCGCCGGGATCACCAGGGACGCGCCCTCGGCACGAGTCATGGGAGGCGTCCGCTCCTATGCCCGTATCGAGATCCCCGGGTCCGGTGGAGCGCACGCGATCATCCACCTGGCCCCGGCCGGGGAGAACAGCATCGCCACGATGCACCATGACCACAATGACGACAACGGCGGCAGGATCACCTTCCAGCGCGGCAGCCGACGGGAGGACCAGATGATCGTCGCCCTCGCCAACTTCCTGGTCCTGCACGAGGCCGTCCGCGACCGGGAGGAGAAGTGATGGCGCTTGAGGAGATCACTTGGGACACGTTCGACGAGCGCACCCGGATCTGGATGCAGGTCCTGGCGAACATTCCGACGGAGGCGATCGTGCGCATGCTGCGCCTCGACCTGAACACCGGCGTCGTCACCCTGCGCGGTGTGGGCTGCGACCGGGTGCTCGGCGTCATCGGTGAGGACGCGGGGGAGGAGGTCTTCACCCCGCTCAAGGGCCGCCCCGTCAGGCCTATTCCCTACGAGACGGGATACGCCCGCAGCATCGCCCTGGCCGTGTACCACTCGGCCCTGAACGTCCTCGTCGGGGACCTGCCGCTGGTCTGGGACGAGATCGACGGGTTGTGCTGGTCGACGGACAGCATGATGGAGAGCCTGGACGTGAACACCACGGACCTGCGCGAGTACCGGGACGCGGTCCGCCGGCTCGCGGCGTGGTGCTGGGTCGGCGACTTCGCCATGGACCTGGACGACGACCTCCCCCTCCAGGTGACCAAGGAGTCCACGCCGAACATGATCCGGTACCTCACCGGCGGGCACGGGAGCGTCGAGATTGTCGTCGCCCCGGACGACGAGGGCCTGATCGACGTCAACATTCTGGACCCGCAGGGCCGGGGGCTGTACTTCCACCTGGCCTACGGCAACCCCGACGTCCAGGAGGCCCACGACCGGGCCGTCCTGTTCCTGAACCACGTGATCGCGAGGAAGGAGAGCCATGTCGGCTGACGACAGGATCGAGATGAGCGAAGAGATGGCGGAGTTCTGGGCTGAGGTCAAGGACCTGCTGCCCAGGATGATCCGACGAGGAGACTTCGTGTCGGCCCTTCCGCTGGGCGGCCCGGATGAGGTCAACATCTTCACCGTGTGGTGGAACGGGAACGAGGAGTACATCGCCTCCCTGTACCGGGTGGCCCTGCCCCTGGGGGGCGGGAAGGAGAAGGAGGAGCCCCGCTTCAACCTCCTCGTCGACGAACCCGGCACCGGAGGACGCACCATGACGGGCGTCGCCCCGAGGCAGGTCGCCGACGTCATCGAGAAGGCCGCCGCCGACCAGGTCCGCAAGCACCTGCCCGGCGCGTGGAGCTCTGGAACCGTCTTCGAGTGGGACGGGGCCGTCGTGGCCTCATTCGAGGACCCCGTTAATCCCCGGCCCCGCAACTTCGGGGAGTTCGTCGAGTACGTTTGCGGACGGGCCAACGAAATCCTGGTTCGCAAAATCTCCCTGGACCTGTTCGACCATCTCCTGTTCGAGGGCGTCGTCTTCTCTGCGGCCGCCGGCGGTGGGCGGGTCCTCATCACAACACCCGGTGGGATGATCAAGGTGAAGGCACACGGAGGCGAGGCGAGTGTCGAGCTGAACGGCGAACACCCGCACGGCCCCATCCGAGTCACCCCCGGCGGGCACGGGATCATGTACTCATTCACCGCTATGAACGACCTGCTCTACGCTGCGAAGGAGAACCGATGAGCGCCGCATGGGACGACATCAAGTCGACGCTGCCCCCGGGCCTGAACGGGGCACTGGCGTCCGAAGGACAGGAGAACAGGATCACCCCCGTGGGCTTCTCGGGGCTGGACTTCGAGGTCGTGCCCGAGTTCGACCTGATCGTGGAGCACGAGTCGGGCGAGGAGCGCGAGATCGGGGAAGACTGCACCGTCGGCTGGATCGTCGACAAGGTCCTGCGGGCGTGGCTGGAGAACGAGACCGGCTTCTACAACCACCTGGTCATCGACGCAGGGCGGGTCTTCTGGTTCAACCCCAACGTGAACCCCGAGGAGGCGACGTTCCTCGTCGACGTGTGGGAGGAGGGGTGCTGGCGCTCGGTGCAGACCCGGCTGGGCAGTGCTGTGCGGCTCATCGCCTATGAGAAGGCGAGACGGTGGGTGAGCAACGTGCTCAACTCCTGGGATCCGCGCAGTTGGCGGATCACCATCACGTCGACGGAGAAGCGCGACGATAGCACGGAGTTCCGGATCTGGGACAGGGAGTGCTACCTGCCGGTCAAGATCGTCACCGTCTACGCCTTCGGGCGCGTCGACGTCCGTCCCGCCCCCGACGGGAACCCCGACGCCGTCGAGTTCTGCCCAGGTGAGCGACCCACGGGCCTGTCGAGCGAGAGCGAGGACGTCATCAAGGCTCTGCTGAACCGGGTGAGGGAAAGTCTGGAAGCCAACAATAGGAGCGAGAAGTGAAGAACGACGATGTCGTAGCCGCTCTCGGGGCCTACATGCTCCTGGCCATGCGCGAAGCCGGGGAGTGGTTCGTGAAGGTCGAGTACCGGCGCAACGCGATCGTGTACCTTCACGCAGCCCCCAGCCAGGTGAGCATCTTCGCCGACGGCGACGTCGTCACCATCAAGAGCGACGACCCCCGCACGCCGGAGGAACTGGGAGGCCTGCGCCCCGACGACATCGAGTTCGATGTTCGCCCCGACGACTCGGGACGAGTGAGCCCAAGCGATCTGGAGGCCCTTAGAATGACCGCCAAGCGGGTGTGGTACCGCCACAACCCGTGAAGAGAAAGAGAGGAACACATGACCGACATGCACGAGGCCTGGAGGAAGGTGCAGCGCACCCTGCCCCGCGCCCTGACCACACCCGAGTCCCTGTGGTTCCACCCGGACGGAACCATCTACCTCGACGACTGCGCCAGGTACCGGGTGTCGAACACCGGGGACGGCTACCGGGTCGAGGACATCTCAGGCAGGGGGTTCGGCCTGCCGCTGACGGGGGAGTACCAGGAGGAGATCGCCGAGCACATCATCGCCGACGCCTTCGATCTGCTGAAGGACCAGTCGGGGCTCGACCCCGAGCAGGCCGACAAGTGCCTCGCCCCCGGGCCCCTGTACGGGGCGTACTCGCTGTGCTGGTTCGGGCCCGGCCCGGACGACTCCTGGGGACGCGTACTCGCCGACCTCGACAAGGCCCTGACCTTCGACCAGGCCGTCAAGGAGGCGCGACGGGGCCTGTCGGTGCTCGCCATCGGGCACGCCCTCGCCGACCTGCGCAAGACCCTTGAGAACTGGATCAAGGAGCAGGTTCGTCGGGGAACCGACGACCTGTGGCTCAACAGTCTGGGCTACGAGTCCGAGGCCACGCTCGACCTCGTCGAGGACGACAACGGGGCCACCCGGTTCATGCTCTACCTGACGGCCAACTCGGACGGAAGCGCCCGGGTCCGCCTCCTCGACGACGGGGCGATGAACTACCTGCACTTCCGCGTCGGGACCGCCCCCAACGGCCTGGGCGAGGGCTATGTCGATGTCGTCGACGCCGTCCGCACCGCACTGGACCGGCTCGGGGGGCGGTACTGATGACCCGCATCGTCAACCTGACGGGGTGGCCGCTGCGGATCATCGACCCCGCCGACAGGGAGACCACCATCATGGTGCTCCAGTCCAACGGGAACTCGCCCACCGTGAGGCACCGGGACGAGGGCATGACCTCGGTCGACGCCGGGGGCACGCGCATCCCCGTGTCGTGCAAGGGGCGGGCCACGCACGCCTTCCTGCCGCCCTACCGGGAGGACACGTTCCTGGTCGTGTCGAGGATGGTGCAGCAGACGGTCGAGGACCTGTTCCCCGAGCGCGACGACATCCTCACCCCCGGGCGCAACGTGCGCAGGGGAGGAGTCCACTACGGCTCCCTCGGCCTGACCGCCTCCGGAGCCACCGCCCGCAGGCTCCTGGAGTGCTGACGGGAGCCCCCGCCGTAATGAAGTTACTGCGCTTTATCGCGGAGGAATAAAGGGAGGTTCGAGTCCTCCCCGGGGGCCTGTTCACAGAACTGAAGAGAGAAAGGAATTGTCATGAACATCAACACCAAGACCCGGGATGACTGGGACGAGTTGGCTGAGGCCCTGTCGAAGGCCCTGCCCGACGGCGTCGAAGCCCACTTCCCCGGCAAGGAAGAGGACGAGGACCACGACCTGAGACTCATCCCCGGCGAAGGTGGAGAGGGCCGCCTGGTCATCGACCTGGGCGACGCCGACACGGCCCACAGCGAGGAGACCATCCACCTTCAGTGGGGGCTCAACCAGAACGAGGACGAGTACGTCCCCGACCTTCAGTGGTGGACTCGGGACTGGTCCCGCTCCGGTGTCGGGGGTACCGATAGCCCGCAGGAGATGGACGAGGCCATGAACAACCTGGCCGGTGACATCATGGGGGCCGTACTCGACATGGTGCAGCACCTGGCCGGGGGCGAGCGCGAGGACGGGACGATCACCTATCGCACCCAGCGGCCCGTCGAGGTCGACGACGACCTGAGGGCGGTGCTCACCGACGCCTACGACAAGGGCGCCCTGGACGTGCGCAGTTTCATCCGCGAGACCCTCGTGGACAACATCGACCTCCAGCCCGAGGAGGGGTTCGCCGACGTGCACCAGGACCCCGACTCGGACTGGATCTTCGTCAACGAGCGCAGCGGACGGGCGCTGAGCCTGGATGTCGACCTGCGCTACCCGGGGGACGGCGGTTCGCGCTGCATGGTCACCCGGATCGCCTCCAAGAACAGCGACACGTTCTTCATCAAGCGGTCGTCGGAGGCGATGATGAGCCCCGAGGACTCCTCGAAGATGCACGCCGCCATCGGCTGGCTGATCGACGAGGACGCCGAGAAGGAGGAGGAGAACTGATGAGCGACCTCACGCCGCCGAAGTTCTGGAAGACCCAGGGCCGGGCCGACTACTGGCTCGGCCGGTTCATCGAAGAGGTGGAGGGAGGCAGGCCGGTGGGGAACGCGAAGTTCTTCCGCTTGTCCGCCCTCGTCTTCGACACGGTCCGGGAAGGGTGGGTAACCAAGATCGTTCTGAAGAGGGGTTTCGCCGAGGATCCCGACGCCTTGGCGGATTTCATTCGGTATGAATTCAAGCCCCATAACCTCCCCGCGGTGCTCCGGGGGTTCAACGATGGCGAGGAGGACTGGAAGTGACCCGCAGACCCTATAAGGACATCATGGCCCGGGTGCTGGCCAAGCATGCGGGGGTGTCGCTGGACGACATCGAGCGCCTGGACCACGCCCGCGGAGTGAGGACGTCGGACGGAGCCTACATGCTGGCCCTGTTCGGTAGCCCGCCGCGCGGCCTCGTCGTCAAACACCGGCAGATCCGCGTTACCCGGGGCCTGAAGAGCCTGGCGGTGGCGGACGTCGAGGACCTACTCGTCGAGGCCGACAAGCGCCTCGACGCCTACTGGACGGCAGTGAACGTCAGCCTCGCACTGGCCCAGTGGGTTGTGGCCCTTGAAGAGAACGAGATCGTCCTGTCCAGCGGCAGGACCCTGCACTACGATGAGACCTGGAAGGTCTTCAAGTGAAGAGAGGAAGAGAGAAGAACAATGGCAACTGATATCGACCACCTGGTGGTCAAGGTGATCAATATGCACCTGGACGGGCTGCCCGCCCATCCCTTCGGGCACCCCGGGACTTGCGAGACGGACTTCGACTACTGGCAGGCGGTGGACGACATCGCCCACCACCCCCGCTTCAACGACGTCGTGGAGGACCTCCCCTTCGAGGTGCGTGTCGACTGCGAGGGGGCCCTGCTGTGAGAGGCGCAGAGGAGAGGATCAAGGGCCATCTGCCCCGGGCGCTGCGCAGCGCCGTCTACTTTCGGGACGGACAGGTCACCTGCGACTGGGACGACAGGGCCGGTTGGCCCTACGAGGACACCTTCGGCTGCATCACCATCAGGTCCAACGGGCACGAGCAGGACATCACCGACGACATCGCCGCTATGTACCTCACCGGGCGGGCCTTCACCGACGACATCCTGCCCTACCTGGCCGGTGCGCTCGGCGGCGTCTACAAGTTCAACGCCCGCAAGGGGACGGCGCGCCTCAAGGGCTCGGGACTGGGGCCCTTCCTGGACCTGCGGGCGCACGACTACTACAACGACGCCGTAGACGCGGGGATCAGCGCCCTGGCGGACCAGACTATCCGCCTGATCGCCGCCGACGCGGCCAAGCGGCTGGGGCCGCACATCATCGAGCGCATGGGCGATGGCGCCACGATCATCACGACGACGCAGGGAACCGTGTGCATGTCCCCCGATGCCGCGAACGAGGACGGATCCGTGCAGGTCACAGTCGACACCCCCAAGCACTGCATCGCCATCCGCATCGAGCCCGGGGGCGCCCTGCCCTCCTACATCATCCGGGACCTCATCGGTCCCGGCGAAGAGAACGACTAAGGAGAAGAACAACATGATCAGCACGAAGATCACAAGGAACGGCGAGGAGGTCACCGTCGCCAAATTGCGCGGCGTCGTCCGTAGGATCGGACGGACCTCGGAGGTCGAGGGGATGGAGTGGTCGGTGTTCGCCGACCGCCTCGTCGCCCAGCGCGACGCCATGAACTCACTGGGCGGGGCCGAGGAGGCCACGAGCATCATCGACGACGCCCCTGACGGCCAGAACTGGTCCGTCGTCTACACCCCGGGGAAGAGTCGATGACGACAAAGAACTTCGAGTACTTCAACAAGCCCGGACGCCCCTACTCCGATGATCGCATCGGGCTGTACTGCGGGGACCTGAGGGAGGCCCGGCGCGTGCGCTGGGACGACCTGGACGACCTTCTCAATCGGATCCTGGAGATGGGCGACGCCTGGGGCGGTGACAAGGAGCGCGAGGCGTGGACGTCCTGGGCGCACTCCGTGGTCCTGGCGGCCACGGCTCAGCGCACCCTGGCCCACCGCTCGGAGGGTTTCGCCTTTCTCGACAATGCACCGGACGGAACGCAGTGGATGCTCAAGATCAACCCTTTTGAGGAGGACGAAGATGAGCGCTGAGGGCAAGAGGGCGAACGAGCTGGCGCTGTCCATGCTGGGGCTGCGCGTGGCCATGATCCGCAAGGGCTACAGGCCCCTGCCCACCGACGAGAGCCAGGGACCCGAGGGCCTGTGCACGATCGTGTGGGTCATGGGCGGCCAGGAGTGGACGGCGTCCATCACCGCCTGGGATGTGCTCACGCTGATGCGGCACACCAACCGGGCGAGTGAGGGGATCGAGATCCACCTGGACGCAGTCAGGCTCGATAAGCCCGATCAGATCGTCGAGCGGATCCTGCCCTCGCTCATGAACATCGACATCCCCGTCAAGTAACAACAGGAAGGAAGAGGGATGCACAACTACATCGAAGACCGGCTCAAGGCACACCTGCCCGACGACTTCCCGCCCGTGCAGGTGTCGGCCCCCTCGACGGAGGACGACAAGTGGGACGACGAGGGCGGCGCGGACGTGTGCGCGCGTCTGGCGGGTTCTCGGCTGTGGTATGTGCTGGGCAACATCCGCGGCCCATACTACTACCTGCGCGACCATGGGGTCATGGTGCCAGAGGTGGCCTTCCACGTGAGCGAGCCCAGCCTGCTCACCGATGGCGACCACATGGGCTACCAGCGCTACGGCAACGTCATCTACTACCGGGGCGAGAGCGTCGACAGCATCGTCCAGGACGTGGCCGCCGACGTTGAGGACCTGGTCCGCAACACGCTCAAGAAGCTGGAGCGGGAGCGCGGCGATGGAGCTTCGTGACTACCAGGCGGCGGCGGTCGAGCAGGTCGCCGCCGCCGGGGGCACGGGCCTTTTGGCCCTCGCCTTAGGAGCAGGAAAGAGTTTCACGGCCCTGGCCTGCGCCGAGCGGAGCTTGAAAGAAGAGGGGAAGGAACCCGAGGGTGCCCGCATCCTCATTGTCGCGCCCCTGCACACCGTTGACGGGTGGCGGAGGCACGTCAAGGACGTCTGGGGGCTGTCGTTGCGCGAGTGCGCGGCCAAGGGTGCGGACAAGAAGGAGAATCTCGAAGCCCTGTGGAACAGGCGGGAGTGCGGGGTCTTCTTCATCGGCTGGTCCCTCATGACCGCCCGCAACAAGCACAAGAAGAAGGACAACCGCGCCGGGAAGATGGTCTCCGCACCCGATACGCACGCCTTCGGCGGCACCCTCTTCGACGTCCTCATCGCCGACGAGGTCCATCGGGCCTGCAACTACAAGTCCCTCAACTCCAAGGTCCTGTGCAGGATCCGAGCCAAAAGGCGGCTGGCCCTGTCGGCCACCCCGGCGGGCAACCTGCCCGTCAACATCTTTGGGGCCCTGCACTTCCTGTGGCCCGTGCGCTACACCTCATTCACCCGCTTCGCCGACTTCTTCTTCAAGTCGCAGTTCAACCCGTACTCAGAATCCGGATACGGGCGCATCTACGGCGAGGAGAAGTGGCCCGGACAAGTGCGGGCCACGACGCCGTGCTGGGTGTCGGTCACCCGACAGGAGGCCCTGCCCGAACTGCCCGACGTCGACATCCGCCGGGTGGCGGCCACCATGACCCGAGACCAGAAGCGGATCTACAAGCAGTGGCGGGACAAGGCGATCGCCTGGCTCGACGACCACCCAGTCGCCATCAACCTGCCCGTCGTTCTCGACACCCGCCTCCAGCAGGCCACCCTCGCCCAGCCCATCGTCATGGATTACACCACGCAGACGGGCGGGGTGAAGGAGGTCGTCACCTTTGACAAGGACGCCAAGAGCGGCAAGATCGACGCGCTGCTCGACATCCTCCAGGACCTTGGCGACGAGCGGGTCATCGTCTTCACGCACTCGCGCAAGTTCCTGGTGCCCCTGCGGTGGCGCCTGGGGAAGGCGGGCTACCGGGTGGAGCAGGTCAGCGGGGACGACCACGAGGGCTGGCGCACGTTCCGCGATGATCACGGGGTGCAGGTCCTTCTGGCCGTCGTATCCGCCATCGCCGAGGGCGTCGACGGGCTCCAGACGGGCTGCCATACCGAGATCTGGCTGTCCAGGGACTCCTCCCTGGTCATCAACGAGCAGGCCCAAGGACGACTTCATCGTTCGGGCCAGGAACGGGGCGTCGTGCGCTACCTGGTGCAGTGCCCCGGAACCATCGACGACACCGTCGTCGGAAGACTTGCCGAAAGGCACCGCGCCCTGACGGAATCAGGGCTCATCTAGAAGGAAGAGAGGAACAGTACGTGAACGATGACGAACTGTCCGAACTGATCGAACGACGGGCCGGGCTCATCGAGGCCCGCTCCGCCGTCAACAGGCAGCTGACCGGCCTCAACCAGGCGATCGCCGCAGAGATGACCCGACGGGGGCTCGACCGCTACGACGGCGCCGTGCTCACCCGCCGGTCGCACTTCCGCCCCTTCGTCGCCGCCGCCCTGCTCGACGAGAGGCTCGTGTCGACGGACGAACGGACGGGCGTGTACAAGGAGGTCATCGACCCTGGCGCCCTGAAGGAGCGGTTCCCCGACATCTATGCGCAGGCCTGCGAGCCCGGCGAACCCTACCTCGTGCAGCGGGTTCGGAGCGACGGCGAAGACGAGGGCCTGTGATGTGGGGCTCTGAGGCCACGGGCCGGGCGCTGGAGATCGTCGGCGCCCCCACGGACCGGGACCGGCAGCGCCACGTGGGGCCCTCCGAACTCGGAGAGGTGTGCGACCGCTGCCTGGCCGACAAGATCCGCGGAACCTACGAGGACAAGAGGGCGGGCACCCCGCTCGCCCCGCTGCTCGGCACCGCCTTCCACCTGCTCGCCCAGCAGCGCTTGTCGAACTCCCCCGAGGGGCGGGCCGGGCTGATCCTCGTGGAGAAACGGGTCGACGTCGCCCAAGTGGACGGCTACGGGCCGATCAGGGGCACCGTCGACCTGTTCGACATCGAGCGCGGGGAGGTCATCGACTGGAAGGTCCTGTCGAAGGCCCGCATTGCGGGGCTCTCCTCCGTGGTGCACAACCGCTTGGACGGCTCGGTCCTGATGGACCGGAGCAAGCCGATCTGGGAGACGGCGTGGAAGTACTACGCGCAGATGATGCTCTACGGCTACGCTCTGGAGCGCGACGGCTACGAGGTGGAGCGGACGAGCCTGCTCATGATCCCGCGTGACGCATCCACGGACGTTCTGCCGGGCGCGGCCCGGACGCTGGTGTTCCAGTACCGTCGGGCTGTCGCCGAGGCCGTCCTGGGCCGTTTCAGCGAGCTCGTGGCCCGGGTTCGTGGCGAGAAGGAAGGGGCGGGGGCGTCGAGCGAGACGTACGAGTCCTCGCCCGGCTGCTACCGCTGCAAGCGACTGAAGAAGGAGGAGGCCGACATGGCCGCATGGGGAGGTATGCCGTGATCGGCATGATCGAGGAGGCGCTGAGGAAGGCGGGGTGGGCGCTCGACAGGCCCCGCAACAACCTGGGCCGCTACAGGGTCGTCTACACCAAGGACGGGCGTCAGCTCGCCCTCGTCGCCGGGCACAACGGCGCCGTCGCCATCTTCGAGTGGAGTGGATCGATGGGCTGGACGCGGGCCTACGTGGGCTACCACGACGAGGTCCTGCACTGGGTCGAGCGGGAGGCGCGATGAAGGGTTCGAGGATTCGCACCAGGAGCATCGACCGGGTGCTGAAGCGAGCCGAGCGCATGCCCGGCCTCGTGGTCGACGACCAGGGGAAGGCCAGGACGGTCGACGGCGCCTCGTCCCGGATGTGGACCATCACCAATGGGCTCAACATCGACACCGAACCCCTCGTCCTCACGTTGACCCGCCCCGCCGTCATGCACAGGAGCGACCGCATCGAGTACACCCTGTCCAGCAGGGGCGAGGTCATCGACCTGCGCACCGGGGAGGACCTGGAGCGTCTGCTGGCCCTGTGGCGCCTGCGCGGCGTCGAGGGCGCCGAGCTCGTCGAGACCCTGACGCTGCCGGGTTGGAAGCAGCTGGCGCTGTTCCCGCTCGATGAGGGCGACGGGGGGGCGGACTGATGTCGACATCGGCTTTCGATAAGATGCTCGCAGCAGCCGGTTTCGTGGCGGAGGACCCGCAGGAACTCAAGGATATCTCGCTACTCCTGTACGGAGCCGCGGGCTCGGCGAAGAGTAGTGTTTCGGCCACCGCCTCCAAGGTTCCCGAGATGAGCCCCGTGCTCTACCTCGACTTCGAGCGAGGCACGCTGCCCCTGCGCGACTGGGGCGACCTGGACAACCTGACCATCGTCCACCTGGACACCTGGGCTGAGACGAACAAGTTCATCTACCAGGTCGTGCGCCCCGCCATGCAGGCCGGGGCGTTCCCCTACCGCACCGTCGTGCTCGACACGGTGGACAGCCTCCAGGAGCTCATCGTCCGCGAGGCCAAGACCGCCAACCCGGGCAACAACTACGTGCCGTGGACCGACGCCTACGACAACGTGGTGACCCTCGTCGACGCCTTCCGCCGTGTCGACGGCGTCAACCTCATCGTCACCACTCACGTGGACCGCATGACCAACTCGGTCACGGGGGAGACGCAGGTGGGCCCGGCCTTCAAGGGCAGCCAGTCGGGCAAGCACATGCCGTCGAAGTTCGACTTCGTCGTCTACATGCAGGCCGGACAGAACGAGGGCAGGCCCGTCATGCGGGCGTCGTTCTTCATGCCCGGCACCATCACGAAGCGGCGCACCCGCAGCTTCCCCGACCACCTGATCAACCCGACCATGTCACAGATCTGGTCGCTCGCCCACAACACCGAATCCGCCGACAACACCAACAAGGAGAACGCATGACCGCCAACAACGACCCCTTCGCCTCGTTCGCCCCCACCGGGGGTGGAGCTCCCATCGCCGACCTGGGCGCTCTCAACGGCCTGGACCTGTCCGGCCTGGAGATCGTCGAGGACAACAACTTCAGGGCCCCGCAGCCCGGCGTGCACAACGCGTACGTGTCGAAGCTGGAGTGCACCACGTCCAAGAGGACCGGCGCGCCCCAGATCGTCGTCACCTACGAGATCGACGACGACAACGACCCCGACCACGGCCTGCCCGTGCGCAACTGGGTCGTCTTCTCCATCGAGCGCGAGATCCGCGGGTCGAAGAAGAAGGTCCTCAACCCCGGGTTCCGGAGGCTGTTGCACGACATGGACCTGTGGACCGACGACCCGGGCAAGCGCACGGCGATGCTCAGCGGGGCGGGTCTGCCGCTGACCGTCGACAAGCTGTTCAAGGCGATGATGGGGCGGCGCTGCGTCATCGAGACGTCGCTCGACGTCCCCCGTCAGCGTGTGGACCGGGTGACGAAGCAGCCGCTGTTCAACCCCGACGGCACCCCGCTGATGGGCGACCCGTGGGGGCGTGTCGACAGGGTCGACTTCGAGGCGCCTGAGGACGTCACCGTTCAGTTCTGATTCCAGCCGCCGGGGTCCTGCTCAGCGCGGGGCCCCGGCGGCCTGGTCGGAGGAGAGAAACATGCTTTTGTTCTACTACGAGAAGAATGAGTTGCGGGCGTTCGTCGACGACGACGGCGTCTGGTTCGTCGCCGTGGACGTGGCCCGCTTGCTGGGGTACAGGGACTCACCCAACATGCTGCGCAAGTTCGACGAGAACGAGATCCGCTGGTTCGGTCTTGAGGGCCGTCGGGGCTGGCATCAGGCCAGGGCGGTGTCGGCCCGTGCCCTGATCGGCCTGGCGTTCCGGTCCCGTTCGGAGCGGTCCGAGGGCTTCCACCGCTGGCTGCTGGACGAGGTTCTGGATGTCGAGCTGCGCAAGGATGCCCGGGAGCGTGCGAGGGAGGAGGCGTTGAATATGTGAGCCAAGCCTCATACGCACACTGTGCGTATGAAGGGGCAACCACATGCATCATACACGTGGTTACTTTGCGCAGGCCCCGCAAGATATGTGTAGGTCGAACCTACGCTTGCAGGCTCGCTCCGAGTCGTATACCCTGGACCCGCGAGGCCGACCGGCCCCGCCGAACACCACCAAGAAGGAGAGATCCCGTGAAGGAACTCGCACAGATCCCGTTCCACGACACCACCATCTACACCACCGTCGACGGCACCTACGTCGCCCTGCGCCCTGTCTGCGAGGCGCTCGGTCTGGACGTGCACTCTCAGCGGCACCGGCTCCAGCGGCAGTCCTGGGCAGTTGAGGTCATCATGACCTCAACTGGTGCCGACGGTAAGGCGTACGAGATGACGTTCATCGACCGTCGCACGTTCACCATGTGGCTGGCCACCATCGACACCGGCCGCCTCAAGAACGAGCACACCCGCGAGCTCGTGCGCACCTACCAGTGCGAAGCCGCCGACGCTCTCGATCGGTACTTCAACGAGGGCGCCGCCATCAACCCGCGGGCGGTGCGGTCCTCGGGTGCCGAGGACCCGGCTTTGATCAGGGCCAAGGGGCTGGCCGACCTCATCAGCAAGTTCCGCGGCATCATCGCCGACGACTACCTGGACGCCAAGGCCAAGATCGTCCTCGCCCGCGCCATGGGCGACACGCCCGAGATCGAGGCGGGGGCGCGCCCCCTGTACATCCAGGACTACCTGCGCGAGAGAGGCGCCACCACCGACGAGGTGACGCGCTTCGCATCCGCCTTCGGCCGGTACGTCCGAACCGCCTACGTGGCCGAGCGGGGTGTCGAACCCGGCAAGCGCTTCGACGAGACCCCCTCCGGTCAGGTCCGCGAGACGTACGCCTACACCGAGACCGACCGTCCGATCTTCGACCGCGCCTGGAGCAAGAGCTACGCGGACGGTTTCCCGGAGAAGAGGGCCAGGAAGAGCAAGGAGAAGAAGTGACCATCATCGACAGCACCCGGACCACCCTCCGCTACGGCGACGAGACGGTGAGGACCTTTCTCGACGAGGACAGCGTCCTGTGGTTCGTCGCCTCGGACCTCGCCAGGATCCTGGGCTTCGCCTCTGGGTCGTCCTTCGCCCGGGCCATCCCCGAGGAGGAGCGGTCCACCTGGACAGTGGAGACCCATGGTGGTCGTCAGAAGTGCGTCATCATCTCGGACTCCGGCCTGTTCGCGTTCGCTACGCGGACACGAAAGCCCTTCGGGCGCGAGCTCCGACGGTGGATCACCCACGAGGCGGTCCCGACCATGAGCCGGCTCCCGCAACCCATTGAGACTCCGGACGACCCGGTGCAGAGGCTTCAGCGGATGTTCGACTACGCCCTTCGCAGGAGGCTGAGCTGACATGACCATCGACGAGCTGATCGAGAAGCTGAAGCGGCTGCGCGACGACGAGGGTGGCGACACCCTCGTCGTCGTCCGAGGCTACGAGAGCGGCTACGACCGCGTCGACCTGATCAGAACGATCGACGCCTACGACAGCCGCGCCCGAGGAGGCCACGAGAAGTGGTGGGAGGGGCGTTACGACGACAGCGCCTCCTTCGCCGGTGTCGAAGGCACCAACCCCGTCCACCTGGTGCACCTGGTCAGCGCAACCGACAAGGTGCTGTGAGGACTGAGGGGCCCCGGCGTCGCTAGACTGACGGCGTCGGGCCCCGTCGTCCCCGCGGAAGAAAAGAAGGAAGAGAAAGAGAGACATGGCCTTCTTCGAAGAGGTGCTGCCCGACACGCCCGGCTGGGTGCCCATCATCACCAAGGACCCCTTCGGGCGCCTCACCGTCTTCAAGTGGTTCTCGTGGCCCGATGAGAAGGCCGCCATGGGGCGCTACGTCGAAGCCCACGGCAGCGGCGACGTCTACTTCAAGCCCATGACGTTCACCCAGCCCCCCTCCCTGACCGACCCCCGCCACGCCACCAAGGCCAACGTGCTGCGCTGCGACGTCGTCTACTGCGACGGCGACGACATGGACCCCTCCAAGCTGGCGATCCTGCCCACCACGTTCGTACGCACCTCGCCGGGCCACTGGCACGGCTACTGGCGGTTCCTCGACGCCGAGAACCTGTCGAACAACGACCTGGAGGACCTGTCGCACGGACTGTACAACGCTCATGCCGCCGACGGCATGGACCGCGGTTGGCCCCTGGCCAAGATGCTACGCGTCCCCTGGTCCTACAACACCAAGCCAGAATACGGCGCGCCGTTCCGCGTCACCCAGTACTCCGAGGAGACCGTCAGGAGAAGAGGGGCGGGCGGTGTCGACCTGGTCGAGATCCAGCGCGAGGGCGAGGCCGTCACCGTCGCCGAGTTCGCCGCCCACTACCCCCCGGCCGAACCGCTGTCCCAGGAGGAGCTCGACTCCAAGGTCCCCCAGGAGCAGGACCCCAACGAGATCTACCGCCTCCTCGCCCTGGTTAACAACAGCGTCGCAAACGACCTGTTCATGATCCGCCCCGAGATCGGCGACGACTGGTCCGCGCGCATGTACCACCTCCAGTGCATCCTCCTGGAGGCCGGGTTCGACGCGCGCTCCTGCTACCTCGTCCTGCATGAGGCCGCCTGCAACAAGTACCGGCGCGACAATCGCCCCGACATCGACCTGTGGGTGCAGGTTCAGCGCGACGCCGCAAGGTGGAGGCAGTACCACGACGGCGAGGACTTCATCATGGACGACGACGCCGACATCCTGCGCGTCCTCGGCCTCACCCCCCTGGAGGGCGTCAACCAGTTCGGCGACGAATCTTCACCCGAAGCGCTTGTCGACCGCCTGCCGTCCGTGCTCGACGCCGACTCCCACGGCCTGTACTGGACGCGCGTCCAGTTCCTCCACCCCGAGGAGCAGCCCATCGACGACACGTTCATCGACGCCTTCACCTCCTGGGTAGGCCACAAATCCCCGCAAGCCCCGTGGGAGTTCTCCGTGGCCGGGGGCCTGGCCATGCTCTCCGCCCTCCTGTCGCGCTACGCCAAGCTGCCGCTTACGTTCACCGACATGGGCCTCAACCTCTACTGGCTGGTCCTGGGCCGCACCACGCAGTCCCGCAAGAGCACCGCCCTACGCCTGGCCCGCGGGGTGCTCAACGACGTGGCCGAGGAGTGCGGTGTCGACAGCGGCGGTTACGAGGCCCCCGAGGACGCCACCGCCGAAGCCCTCCAGGAATGGCTGGGCGACCTGCCCCGCCTGTCCACGCTGCTCAGCGTCGACGAAGTCCAGGACACGTTCGCCGCCGCCTCCCGCAAGGGCTCCTACATGGCCTCCTTCATCCCCATGCTCACCAAGATCTACGACGGGCGCGTGCCCGCGATCCTGCGTAAAACCGGGGGCCTGGCCCGCAAGGGCGGTGTCGACCACCAGATGTCGTTCTACGGCACCGGCATCTTCGACCTCACCGCTCGCTACCTGACCATGGAGCGCATCATCTCCGGATTCGTGCCTCGGTGCCTGGTCGTCGTCGACTCCCGCGAAGGCTTCGAGCCCGGTGCGAACGACGTCGCGTGGCGCACGGGGGAGCGGGCCCGTGTCGACCAGGTGCGCGACATGCTCATCCGCCACCTGACCTCCGTGGTCAAGCACTGGGACAAGGGCTTCCAGGCCGCCGTGCCCACCTCGGGTCCCTTCGACGACCTGCGTGTGCCCCTCAAGTGCGACGAGGACGCCCTGGAGCGGTGGAAGTGCTTCGCCTACGACGTCACGTTCCTGGCCGCCAACCACCCGCTCAACGCCGTGGCCCTGTTCCCCACCTGCGAGCGGTTGTCGTTCTCCGCCCTGCGGGTGGCTGCCCTGCTGGCCATGACGGAGATGAAGGACACCATCGAGCTGCGCCATGTCGTCAAGGCGATCGACCTGGCCGGGACGTGGGCGCGGTGCGCCGAGGCCCTGGTCAACCAGGTCGACTCCAACGGCTTCTCGCGGATGGTTTCCGACGTCGAGCAGTGGGTCGCCTCCCAGCCCGGACACCGGGTGTCGTACGCGGCCCTGGTCACCAAGTTCCAGAACAAGTTCGACGGCCCCGAGGCGCTCACCCGGGTCCTCATGCACTGCCAGAAGAAGGGGACCCTGCGAGACGTCCTGCCCAACCCCGACCGTCCGGGTGACCGCGAGGTCGTCTACACCGCCCGGGCTACCGCCAACGCATAGCCATCAACCGAGAAGAGATAACCATGACCATTCGAACCACCTACTCCCCGCACCCCCTCCTGGGGGCGCTGCTCGACCACCGCTTCGGCGACTGGCGCATCACGTCCCTTGACCCGGCGGGGTGGACCATCGCCAAGGGTGCCGTGTTCAACATCGAGTGCGTCTTCTGCGGTCGCCACAGTCAGGCGTCCTCATCGGGGCTGCTCGAAGGCCCACTGTGCGGCTGCAAGGCGGGCATCCGGGCCAAGGGCCACCAGCGGGCCGCGAGCGACCTGCGCCTGCGAAAGTCCCTGCTCAAGCGGGCCGACAACTGGCGCAAGAGTCCCGGGGGCATGATGTGGGCCAACGGCACGGAGGCCGTCAACTGGGTCCTGTCCAACTTCAACCTCCCTCCGTTCGACGACATGGACGGCTGGTCGTTCATGCGGCCTGACAGCAGCCTGCCGTGGGGGCCGGACAACATCGACTTCCGCCCCAAGTTCGAGGTGCGCAAGCGGGTCGGTGAGATTCCGTGGCGGGTCAAGGGCGAGGAGCGCCGCCGTCTCAAGGCGCAGGAGCAGGAGCAGGAGCAGGAGACCGACGATGAGTGACTTCTGGGCTGCTGAGCCCGTGTTCCTGGTGCCCGACCCCCGTGACCTGACCGACGAGCAGATCGGGGTGCTGTGCGACGTCAAGAAGGCCATGGGGCGCAACATCGACCTGGCCGGACCCGACTGGCCCCTGGACCCCCGGCGCCCGGCCATCGGCCTGTTCGGTGTCGAGGGTCCGTGGACGGCGCCAGCCGACGGCGGCTTCGACGAGATCTGGCCGCTCGTCCTCCAGGGCCGGTGGACGGTGACCGCCTCGGAGAAGGGCGGGGCGCCGTGGGTGACGCAGGACGTCCTGTGGATCGACATCGAGACGTACTCGCCCGTCGACCTGGCAAAAGCCGGAGTGTATAAGTATACGGAGCACCCGGACTGGCGGATCCTCATGTGCTCGTGGGCCCTGAACGATGACAAGGTGCAGCGAGCCGAGGGCCACGAGGCGATCCTTGAGATCCCCGGCCTGTTCGACGGACAAATCCTCAAGATCGCCCACAACGCCTCCTTCGAGCGCGTCAACCTCTCCCGGCTCAAGAACCGGGGGAGGAAAGGCGGGAAGTTCCTGCCCCCCGAGCAGTTCTTCGACACCGCCGCTCTGGCGCGTACGTGGGGCCTGCCCGCCTCCCTGGAGGACTTCGCGATCAGCGTGGGCGCGGAGGAGAAGGACGAGGCCGGAACCCGGCTCATCAACCTGTTCTCCAAGCCGAACAGGAATGGCGAGCGGGTGACGAAGGAGGAGCGTCCCGACGACTGGGCGGCGTTCGGCGCCTACTGCGACCAGGACGTGGAGACCATGCGCGACGCAGCCAAGATGCTCGGGCGTGGATTCCCCCGCGGCGAGCGCGCCGTCTACGAGGCGGATCAGCGGATCAACGACCGGGGCGTTCGTGTCGACACCGCGCTGGCCGAGGCCGCCGAGCGCTGCTTCAAGGACAACCGTTCCGAGGCGCTGAAGGAGATTGAGAAGATCGCCGGTGTCGACAACGGCAACTCGGTGACCCAGCTGCGCACGTGGCTTAAGAGCCGGGGCGTCGACACGGAGGACTTGCGCAAGGACACAGTTAAGGAACTGCTGGAAGGGGATCTGCCCGACGACGTCCGCCGGGTGCTCGTGCTGCGTCAGGAGTGCGCGGTGTCGGCCGCTGCGAAGTTCACCGCAGCCATCCGGGCCACGAACGACGACGGACGCCTGCGGGGCACGATGCAGTACTTCGGGGCGTCGACGGGCAGGTTCGCCGGTCGGCTCATCCAGTTCCAGAACCTCGCCCGCGATGGCTTCAAGGGGCCCGACAGAGGCTACGACACCACCGCCGAGGAGGCTGCGGTCGGGCGGCTGCTGGAGGGTGGCTCGATCCCCTCGCCAGAGCTGAAGAAGCTGATCCGCCCGCTGCTGATGGGTCCGTTCGTCGTGTGCGACTACTCGTCGATTGAGCCCCGGGTGCTGGCGTGGTTGGCCGGTGAGCAGTGGATGATCGACGCATTTAACAACAATGAGGACATTTACGTCGCTACCGCTGCTAAACTCGGAGGACCGGAAAAGGGTTTCGATCGGCAGCACGGTAAGCTTATGACACTTAGCTGCGGCTATAAGGGGGGTGTTGGTGCCGCGCTCAAAATGGGCGGTCGGAATATCATGCCGAAAGGCACCCCGGAGGATATTCTGCGCAAAGAATTGCAGGCCATTATCAACAACTGGCGCGATAAGTCCCCCGCCGTCCGTCGCTTCTGGTCGCAGCTGGAGCGCATCCTGGGCACCGGCGGGGGTGTCGACACCGGCCTGGTCAGCATCGAGGTCAAGGGGCAGGATCGCTACGTGTGGCTGCCCTCCAAGAGGCCCATCGTCTACCGCGGCTTGACGCGCCGCTGGAAGCAGCCCCTCGACGTCGACGGCACCCCGCTCGGCCCCGCCCGCCTCGCCCCCCACGTCCTCAACACGGGGGGAGATCGGGCCCGGGTCCCCTACAAGCCCCTGCACGGCGGCATCATCACCGAGAACATCGTCCAGGCCGTCGCACGCGACATCCTCGTCGCCGCTTTGAGGCGCCTCGAAGAGGCCGGGTGGCCCGTCGTCACCCACATCCACGACGAGGTCGTCTGCGAGATCCCCGCCGACAAGCGGAGCCTCGGCGAGGCCGAGCTCGTCGCCGAAGTGTCCGAGATCATGTGCCGTCCGCCCTCCTGGGCCGACGACGATCTCGTGATCAAGGCCGCCGGCTACACCTGCCAGCGGTACCACAAGGAATGACAAGAAAGAGAGGAACCATGTCCGACGACATGATCAGCCACCCGCCCCACTACAGGCTCGGCGACCGCGAGGTCATCGAGATCACCGAGCACCTGGACTTCCTGTCCGGCAACGTCGTCAAGTACGTGTGTCGGGCCGGACGCAAGGAGGGGTCCAGCTCGCTGGAGGACTACCTCAAGGCCCGCTGGTACCTCGACAGGCTCATCGCCTGGGGCCCCAGCAAGCCCCCCGCCGACCTGGACCGGGCTCGGATGGAGCTGAAGTGCCTGTCCGAGTGCCTCGTCGAGGCCACGGACGTGATCCGTCGTCTGTCCGCACAGAAGGAGAGCACCGATGAGTGACATCGACCCGGCCATCGCCCGCGCCGTCGACGAGATCGACTACGTGGGCCGCAACACCGTCAACCCCTACAACTACCTGGCTGAGATCATGTTCCTCACCTCGGCCGCCTGGAGCAGCGGAGCCAAGCGCTTCTCCCTGTGCGCCATCGCCGCCCGCGCCGCCCTGTGGGTCGCCTACCTCGACGAGAAGACCGACGGCTCCTCCCTGCACGGCCTGCGCCGCCGCCGGGGCCGGGCCAGGCGCGTCCTGGAGAACGACGTCGTCGCCGAGTACCAGCGCGCCTACGACAAGCACCGCGGCCGCACCCCCTTCAACCCGGAGGTGACCGAGCAGATGAAGTTCGTGATCCTGGCCGAGGAGGTCGGCGAGGTCGCCCGCGCCCTGACCCCTGACGCCGACACCCCCGTCGGCCATGCGGCCCCGCTGCGCGACGAGCTCATCCAGGTGGCGGCTATGGCCCTGGCCTGGTGCGCCCGCATCGTCGTCGACACGGAGAGGAGGAACAACCCGTGAGCCGCGGCAGCAAGGTTGCGATCCGCATCGAGATGCACCCCAACGGTGTGCACATCATCGACAACATCGGCGGCCAGGCCCTGTGGGGCGGCGTCAACGAGTTCGACATCATCTGGTCCCCCGCCCCCTTCGACCCGAGGGCCGAACCCGAGCGGGTCCGGCGCTCCCGGGCTTGCGGCGTGGCCGCCATGCTTCGGGTCCTGACCCGGGTGTGGTTCGACAAGGGCGACATCCCCGTCCTGGCGTGGCACCGGGGCAAGGAGGGTTGCGACCCCGCCAAGGTGAGCATGTGCCGGGCTGTCGCCTCGCACGCCAAGGGTTCCGGGCGCTGGCGCAAGGCGGAGCCGCGTGACCTGCGCGGCGAGGACGCGGTGGTGATCGAGGCGTGAGCGTCGGAGGCTGGTTCGGTTACTGGTGCGTGACCACGGTGCTTCTGGTCTTCAGCTCCATGTACCTGGTCGCCCTCGACGACCACACGGAGGGCTTCGCCAGGTGGTGGTTCAGGGGCATCTCCTGCCTGTCGGCGTTCCTCGTCGGCTTCGGTCTGATCATGGCGGTGACGGGCCGGTGAAGGACGTCATCATCGCCCTGGCGGGCACGGCCTTCCTCGCCTTCCTCTTCGACATCACCTCAAGGGGCAGGGAGGACACGGTCAGCCGGGTTTTCAACTTCCTTGAGGTGCCGATCGCGGCGCTCGTCGTGCTCGCCTCTTACTACTTCCACGGGGGCGGACGATGACCAGGGTCTTCGCCTACGACCCGGGGGTGTCGACCGGGTGGGTGTTGGGGGCTGTCGACGGCGACGACGTCGAGATCGTCGAGTACGACCAGTTCGTCTCCGACAATCACGCCGACACGGCGTTCACACTCAAGGGCGCCATCTGGTGCTACAAGCCGGACGTCGTCGTCGGCGAGCGTTTCGACCTGCGCCCGCACAACCAGTTCCTCGCCGATCTGACCCCGGTGAAGGTCAACGCGATCATGGACTACATCTACGACAGGCGCCCGATCGTCTACCAGACGCCGACGCAGGCCAAGACGCTGGTCCGTGACGCCACGCTGAAGGCGCTCGGCTTCTGGCCGACCGGCAAGTCGGTTGACCAGCCGGACGCCGACGACGTGCGCGACGCCGCACGCCACCTCTATCACTACTGCGCCATGACGCTTCGCCTGAAGGGTCTGCTGGAGCGCATGTCGAGGTAGAAGCGGCACCACGTGGCCCGCCCTCTTCCCCGAAGGAAGAGGGCGGGCCTTTTCGTGTTCCGGTTCCGGTTCAGCTGTTCTTGCGGCGTCGGTTGAGGCGCTCGACCTCGACCTTCAGGTCGTGCACCTCGATGCGCAGGCGGTTGTTCTCCTCCTGGTACTGGGCGATGATCGTGTCCTTCGTGCTCAGGGCCGCCTGGAGGGCTTCCAGGCCGAAACGCGAGCGGGCCATCTCCGCCTCGCCGACACCCCGCTTGCGGTCGGCGTTGACCTTCACCCACGAACCCCAGGCCGCGAGCACGGAGGTGACCAGGGCGATGACGGACCCCACCGTGGTGAGCAGGGGCGTCAAGCGATCACCCCCTGTCGATGTCGGTTCCGGCGCCGCCGCGGTCTTGCAGTGCGGTGAGGATTATGGCGCGGTGTCGCAACCAGCGCAGCCAGTTCATTCTAGCCGACAGCAGGAAGATGACCGACAGAAGCAGTGCACTGCGGGCCCCCAGGCCGTGGGCGGAGACGACCAGGATCCACGAGGCGCAGGCGCTTCCCAGCGTCAGGGGCAGGATGATCATCTCCACCTGTGAGCGCCCGGCCAGGCAGGCCAGCGTGCAGCCGGCCGCCGTCGCCGACAGGACCATGTGGACGGCCAGGTTGTACCAGATGGCGGCGTCGGGCGTGTAGGGCATGAGCCCCGCCTCCCGGATGGAGAACACCGACAGGGCCAGGTAGCCGACGGCCCGCAGCCCCCGGTCCAGGGTGTTGGCCCAGGGAGGGTGGGGTATGTACATCAGGCTCATGCCTCCCAGCCCTTGACGACGTAGTTGATGGTGATCCACTGCCCGGCCTTGACGCCGCGGGCGTAGTAGGGGACACGGATGATCTGCCCGTCGTTATTTCGGGCCTTGTCCCACCCCCAGAAGGCGGCGCCGATGACCCCGCCGAAGGAGAAGCCGTTGCCGTTGTTCAGGATCGCGGTGGCGATTCCCGTGTACTTCCTCGACAGGGAGATGAACCCCGACCACTTCTGGTCGGGCGGGGCGCCCTGTCGGATCACCGTGGTGCCGCACTCCTCGCGGAAACGGCTGGCCTCGCCCCGGCGCCCGGCCAGGATGGCGTTGGTGATGGGCGTGGCCGGGGTGGCCACCTCCGAGCCGGTGATCAGCCAGGAGGTGATATTCGAGCCGTCCGCCTTCCAGGTGGCCCCGTCCCAGGCGATGATCTGCCCGTTGGAAGTCAGGTAGATGAGGATCGGGTCCGTGGCCGTGGGGGTGATCCCCGCGGCGACGAGGGTATCGCGCAGGGAGTTGGCGGCGGCGGCGTTGTTGGCCTTGTATATGGATGACTGGCGCAGCTTCGACACGACGTTAGACACGGAGGACGTGCCGAGGTTGAGCAGCGTGGGCCAGTCCGCGGCGGTGTCGTCGGCGGAGTAGGTGTAGATTCCGTTACGGTCTGTTCCCGTCATGTTTCTATTGTCTCTCTTCCTTTGTCAGCAGGGGATGAACAGGGCGGAGGCGAAGTCCGACCCCCATCCGATGTAGTTGGCCCCGTTGTTGCGCATGCCCAGCTTCGTCCAGATCGTGCACTTGCCCTCCTTGGGCAGCCCCGTGGCCATGCCCATGAACATGGGGATGTCGGACTGCCAGCCGTAACCGTTGTACACGTAGCCGGTCTCCACCCACGAGCCCGAGTCCCTGTTGCGCAGGATGAAGAAGGCCCTCTGGTTGGGGTTTTGGGCCCCCGACATGCAGTTGATCGAAGCGATGATGATGGCCCGCCCCGAGGAGGGGGCGTTGAAGGACCACGAGTAGGCGACGCAGCCGTCGGCGGCGGCGTTGACCGTGGTGGGGTTGCGTCGGAACTGGAACTGGGCGCCGAAGATGATCGAGGAGACCTCTACCAGCCCCGAGGTGGGCAGGCCGCCGATGTTGGGGGAGTTGGGGTTGAACACGGCCAGGCCGTTGGCCAAGGTGGGGCTCAGCTGAGCCTTGATCTGGTTGCCCTCCCACACGGTCACGCCCCGGGTGGAGTCGATCTGCACCCGGTTGCCCTGACCGTTGGCCGTCGTGGTGAACACCGAGCCCCGGATGACGCCGCCCTCGACGGTGCCGCCGCGCACGATGCCGCTCTCAATGAGCTTGCCCCGCAGCGTGTTGACGTCGATGCGGTCGCCGTCGATGTGCCCGGTCCTGATGTCACCAGCGTCCAGGCTACCGATTACGCCGGACTGCGAGGTGATGGTCCCGGCGGCCATCTGGGCGGCGGTGATGGACCTGGCGGCGATGCGGTCGGAGCCGATGAACCCGGAGGTGATGACCCCGGCGTCCAGTGCTTGCACATGCGGGGTGGTGATCGAGCCGGGGGCGATCATCGGCCCGGTGATGGGCTTGGCCTGGGGGGCCCCGGAGTCAAGGGCCTGGTTCCAGATCCCGGTGGCCGTGGCCCCCTTGACCTGCCCCTCCAGGTCCCCGGCGTTGAGGCCCGCCTCGACGAAGTCGTCGGCGAACGCCGAGTAGCGGTACATCTTGTAGTTGTCGTCCGTGTCGTACCACAGGTCGCCCTCAGCGCGGCCGTTGAGGGACGGCTTGTTCGCCTGGTAGAAGATCGTGTTCTTCCCGTTGGCGGACTTCTGGGCGCGTTCGGCGGCGAGCTTGGCTGCGGTGGCCATGTCCTCCACGGCCTGCGCCTTGTCCAGGGCCTCCTTCGCCTTCTTCTGTGCCTCGGCGGCGGCGGCCGCGGCCTGGGCGGCATCATCACCCTCCACCAGGACCCAGGCGTTCTTGTCTCCGTCGAATACGTAGAGCTTCGTGGCGCCACCGGCGGTCGACACCCACAGGTTGCCGGGCTTGCGGTCCGCGCCGGTGGGCTCCGTGTCGGAGATGATGACGTCCTTCGCGCTGGCGGAGAACTTCTTCAGGTCCGTCTTGGCCTGCTCCAGGTCCTTCTTCGTCTGCTCGTAGGAGGCGGACAGGGTGTCGAAGCGCCCCGTCAGCGCCTTGGCGGCCTCCAGGTCCCCCTTGGCAGCGGCGGCCAGGTGCTTGTAGTCGACAGCCCCCTCACCCAGGGTGTCGGTCCCCCAGTGCTGCTGCACCCACTTGCCGTCGTCGTCGCCGTCCACGCCGGGCGGAGACCACTGCCACACCTCCTTGACCCGGTCCCTGTCGACACCGCCCTCCTTGGACAGCTCGCACACGTACCAGGTGGCATTGGGGTTGACGGGAATGTCGGGGTCCTCCACGCCGGGGCCGGGCGACACGGGCGCCACCTCGTGCCAGGACACGGCGTCGTCTGACTTGGCGTCGGCCGCCTCGGCCAAGGACTGGATGCTGCCCAGCTGGTCCTCCAGGTTGCCCGCCGCGCCGATGGCGGCGGTCCACCGACCCATGATGCGGCGGGCGTCGGCGGAGGTGTCGCGGCTCTCCAGGATCGACACGCGCTTCTCCACCTCGGCCCGCCACTGCTGCGACTGGGGTGAGAGGTTGGAGGCGGGGAACACGGAGGCGGAGAAGGCCATCACAGAACTCCTATCGTGGACAGGTCGCGCAGCGTGCGCCCCGCGATGGGCAGGTCCCCGACGCGGGGGTAGATGCGCATGTAGTCGGACAGCAGGGGGTGGCTGGCGGCCTGGAGCGACACGCCGCCATCTCCCACCGACACGGACTCGATGCGCCACCAGTGGCCCTTGTAGTAGAACCGGCACCCTCCCAGGACCCCGAAGGTCTGGTCGCCCGCGGGCGGCGCCCCCTTCCACTGGAGTGAGACGGTGGAGCCCACGCGCACGTCAGCGGCTGCCTGGGCGGCGGCCCACCCCTTGCCGGGGGTGTCGATGGCCGGGTTGTCGATGCTCATGACGTCGTCGGTGCCCTTCGCCCCGGTCATGAGGCTGATCGTCTCGACATCGACGTGCATGCCGCCCCAGCCGAACAGGTACAGGGCGGGGTGGTCGACCTTCCCGTCGGACTCGCAGATCCGGTAGGGGGCCAGGTGCTCGTAGTTCATGCCCGACAGGATGACGGTGACCGAGCGGCGGTCGTCGTTGAGCTTGACGGTGAGCCCCCCGCCCAGGTCACTCCACTGGGCGGGCATGATCGGCTTGTTGTCCTTGCCGACAACCACGTAGCGCCCGTTGCCCAGGGCGCCCACGTCCGGCGTGCCGTTCTTGAAGGGGATGCGCACCACGGGGGTGGGCTGGCTGACGGAGGACACTTCGGCGGACAGCTGGATGGTGGCGACGGTTCGCTCCCCGGAGCCGACAGTGAGCACGGAGGAGCCGTCGTCGCCGTAGGTCACGTCCGCCCCCGGGTACTTGGTGGGGGCGGACGGGTAGACGAGGGCGCGCTGGGCCTGGGCGCCGACGCCGAAGGAGGTGCGGTGGTAGACGTTGACGCGCACCTCCTTGGCCCTCTGGCCGTCCTCGACGCTCAGCGTGGAGGACATGGGGCGGTCCTGGAGGTAGACGGTGCGTCCGGGCCGGGGCGTGAAGACGATCCTCCTGCCCGACCAGGCCATGTCCAGGGCGTTGGCGCTCAGAAACCTGCGCAGCATGGCCCACATGTTGTCGCGCCCGCCGGGCATGTTGAAGCGCTGGTCCTTCAAGCGTTCGTCGACGACGACCTCGGGGACGGGCGTGTAGTTGACGGCGAAGTAGCACCGGCCGATGAGGGTGGGCAGGTCGATGCGGTGCTGAGGGTTGATGGTGCCGACCTGGTTGAGGGCCGACAGCCCCGAGCCGCCGGTGATCGACCAGGAGTCGTCGTCGATGGTGATGTCGGTGATCATCATGTCGGACCGGCCGTGGTCGGTGGACACGACGATCAGGCTCTTGCCCAGCAGGGGGGTGAGGTCGGCGGGGGTCTTGGTCCCGGGGCCGCCGACGGTGACGGTGGCGGTCCCGGAGGGGGATTCGCTGCGATCCAGCGACACGGCGTCCTCGTCGTAGGACCAGGAGCCCACCCCTGAGGGGGCGCCGAAGAATCTTACGGCCACGGCCAGACCTCCCGCAGGGTGACGGCGGCGGAGAACAACCCGTAGGCGGGGTTGGTGCCGGTGACGGTGAACGAGCCTGGTTCGACGCGCATGGTGCCGAAGCCCTCGGGGGTGGCGTAGGGCCAGATGTTGGGGGTGGGGGCGCCGCGGGCGGAGAAGGCGGCCCGCACCCAGGTGAGGACCTGCTTGGGGGTGGTGGGGGTGGTGATGACGATCTCCACGACACGGGGGGCGTCGTCGAGGCCGGGCACCCTGGACACGGCGGCGGGCGAGACATTGACGCCGCCGGTGACCTGGACGACACCGGGGGCGGTGACGGCTCCGGAGGCGACGATGTGCATGTCAGCCCCCGGGGGAATCAATACACGCTCTGCATAAGTATGCGTCTTGCCGTCGGTGGCCGCCGCCCCCGTGAACGCCAGCGCCTTGAGAGGGCCGTTGTTGACCGAGGCGGTCCGGGCCAGGGCCACGCCGTTGTCGTCGTAGGCCAGGGGCGTGAGCTCGTCGGAGTGCAGGTGGGGGCGCCCCAGGAACGGCGAGAGGATGTTGCCCCCCGAGTTCATGTCGTCCCGGTAGAGGATCTCGTCCTCCCCCGCCCAGGCGAACATGTCCTGAACCAGGAGCAGCTCGGAGCGGGTCAGATTGGACCACGCCAGCTCGATGGTGCGGGCGGCGTAGTGCGAGGCGGACACGACGGTCGAGCCACCCACGGTCTGGTCGGCCGAGCCCCACGACACCAGCGAGTGCGACGCGGGGGCGTCGGGGGCGGGGATCCAGGCGAAGCGGCGGCCCGTCCATAGGGCTGCGACACCGTTGGTCATCAGTAGGTCCCTCTCCGCCCGGAGGTGGCGTTGACGTTGTTGACGGCCGCGCCGACAGTGCGCCCGTCGAGCTTGAGGACGGTCGACACGGCCCTGGCCAGCTGGTTGATCTGGTTGGGGTTGATGGTGATCGGCCCCGAGAGGCCGGGGTCGTTGTTGACCTTGACCTCGGGGCGGTACTGTCCGGCGCGGATGGACTCCATCATGCCGGGTCCGTACTTGTCGACGCTGGAGCGGGGTATGACGTACTCACCTGACTGGATGCCCACGACACCGCCCCGGGGGCTGATGCCCAGCAGGTCGTCGGCGTCCCAGTTGCCGTGGCGCCTGTACCCTCCCACGACACCGCCACCCCCGGCCAGACCGGGCACGCGGCCGCCGTGGGCCCGGCCCAGGAGACCGCCGACCATACCGGCTATGGCACCCGTGCGGACGACGTTGACGAAGACGTTCGCGGTGCGGTCCCTGGCCAGGTCGCTGAGCTGCTTGCCCGCCCGCCAGGTGTCCGCCTCGGCGGTGACGGGGGCCGAGTAGCCCGCCCCGCCGTTGGACGCCATGGAGCGGATTCTCGACCCGGTGCGGTCGGAGGTGCCGTCGTCGGACACGTCGACGTCGACGACGCGGGGCACGGCCTGGATCGTCCGGGTGAGGTTGTCGAACGCCCCCGACAGGGTGGTCACCTCGTTCTGGTTGAAGCCCATCTGCGTGGCCTGGGTGATGAACTCCTGCTTGAGCTGCGCCGTGTACGCGGTGAGCTGCTCGGTGGACGCCCCCGAAGCGGCGTAGGCGTTGATCATCTCGATCATGGTCGCCTGGAGGGCCTTGAGGGCGGCCCGGTTGTTGATGGCCGCCTCCGTGTACCCCTGGAGGGCGTACATGCCCTCCTTGGTCTTGTTGATCTCCTTCGTCTTCTCGGCGATCGACTTCTGGGTGTCGGCGATCTCCTTGGAGGTCTTGTCGATGTCAACCTGGATGTCGCGCACCCGCGAGTTGTCGCCGTACTTCCTGGCCACCGACTGGAAGTACTTCTGGTTGGCCAGGTCGTTCTGCTTCTCCGCCAGGGTGTTGTTCAGGTCCCAGATCTCGTTGCCCAGGTCCTCGATGGACTTCTTGGCGTCCTCGATGGTCTTGCGCATGGAGTTGATCTGCGCGTGGTACTTGTCCTGGGCGTCCTGGTTCTTCCAGAACTTGTCCAGGGCGGAGGTCATCGCCTTGTCCAGGCGGGAGAGGAAGTCCTCGAAGATCTCCTCGGGGGTCTTCTCCTTCTTCGTGCGCGACGAGTGCGACCGGGGCGTGTAGTCGCGGTCCCCGCCGCCACCGCCTCCGCCACCGCGGTTGCCCCCACCGCCGCCTCCGCCGCCCCCTCGGCCGGAGGAGGTCTGCTTGGGCGTGAACTGGTAGCGGCCGCGAGCGGTGGCGAAGTCGTTCGCGGCCCGCGACCGCCCAGCACCCCGGCTGCGTCCGGCGAAAACGCTCCCGGCCAAACCCGCCGCCGTGGTTTTCGACAGGGCCGGGCCGAACCCCCCACGCCTTGCGGCAGCCCCGAGCTGCATGCCCTGAACAGCCGTTGAAGTGATCCCGAGGTTGCCGCCGGGCCGCGACGAGGTGCGAATACCGACGCCCCCCAGGATCTGCTGGATGAGCGCGGCCGCCTGGTTGGCGTTGTTGACGGCGTCCTGGAGGCCCGCGTTCATGGACGACATGTCGATGGTGGGGCCCTGGATGGTCTGGCTCAGCGAGGAGCTGACGGCGTTGATCTGATCGTCCACCCAGGAGGTGTCGACGCCCTGGGCCCTGAGGTCATCGATGGCGGCCTGCACGTACTCTGCGATGTACTCCTGGGCTTCGGCGCCGCTCATGCCCATCTCCTCGGCCATGCGCCCGGCGTACTGGGCGGTGGCCTTGAGATAGTTCTGGAGGGCCTCCAGGTTGGAGCGCCCCGCCTCGGTGAACGTTTCGAACGTGTTGCCGTTCTCGTACAGGCTCTGGTTGAGGGCGTCGAGGGAGGAGTACATGTCCGCCTCGGCGTTGGTGAACGCAAAGGCGGCGTCGATGACGGCGTCGAGGGCCTGGAGGTACTCGTCCCACGCCTGCCCAGCGGTCTTGGCGTCCTCGGCGGCGTCGGCGGTGGCGTCGGCCAGGTTGCCCTGGGCGTCGGCGGCGTCCTGGGTGTCTCCAGTGAGGCCCTGGGTGACGTCGCTCAAGGCCTGCTGCGAGGACAGTGCCGTAGATGCGGTATCGGCGATATCCCCCTGAGCGCTCTTGAGCTTCTGGAGCGCCTCGATCTGCGCCTCGATCTGGTTCACCTGCTCCTCTGCGTCAGAGTTCGTCCACCACCCCGGGTTCCCCCCGAGGAGCCTGCCAGCGGATCCGAGGGGTGAAGAGTCCTGCTGGAAGAACTGCTTCTCCAGCTCATCGCCCTTGGCCTTGAGTTCGTTGATGAGCGTGTCGATGTACGAGTCGATGCCCGCCTTGCCCTCTTCAGCCTGGATTCGCGCCCACTCCTTCCAGTCGAAGCCCGCGTCCTTGAGCCACTGGAAGTCGTAGTTGGTGAACTCCTTGAAAGCGTCAGAGTTGGCCAGGGCGTCCTTGAACAGCGCCGCCGTGTGCTCGCCGATGGCGAGCGTTGAGTAACCCATGGCCTGCGCCTGGTCCTTGGTGGCCTGGACGAGGTTGCCGGAGGCGTCGATCCAGTAGTAGAGGGCGTCGGCGCCCTTACGGGTGGCTTCCGCGGATCCGTCTACGGCAACCATCATGCCGGTGTAGGCGTTGGTGTTTCCGGCAGCGGCGTCCCGGGAGTCCTGAAGCAGGGCCTCGGAGAACCGGTCGGCCCCGCCCAGGGCGTCCACTTGCGCCTTTTGCACCTCGCGGGCCTTCTCCGCGGCCCGCTGCTCCGCGTTGGCCCACTCGTTGTAGAGTTGGATGGCGATGGGGATGGCGGTGGCGGCGATGCCGATCCACCCCATGGGGCCGATGGAGGCGATCCCGCCCATGATGCCCTTGAGCCCGTCCAGGGCCTTGCCCAGGATCCCCGTCTGCGTGGTGAACCCGGCGGCTGCGGTGCGCAGCTTGCCCATGTTCTCCCCGGCCCCGGCGGCGGCGGACCCGACCGCCCTGATGGCGTCGGCGGACTGCTTCGAACCGGAGGCCACGGCCCCGCCCAGCGAGGCGGCCTGGTCGGCCTTCTCCAGGGCGTTGCGGGTTCTCATCAGCCCGATGTTCTCGTACAGGGCCGTGTTAGCCTGCTTGATGAGCTTGTAGATGTTGACCCACGTCATCTTCCCCGACAGTCCCGCCTCGATCATCTGCGAGCGCATGGACACGTAGGAGGCGGAGATGTTGAGGATGACGGCCTGGAGGACCTTGGAGACGGCGACGAGGGATCCGAAGATGACCACCCCCCCGGCGGCCGCGGTGAAGATGCGCCCGAAGGCGTTGTCGCCCAAGTGCGACAGGGCGTTCTGGATGACGATGAGCCCGTTGAGGAGCAGCTTGATGGGCGCCAGGAACGGGCCGCCGAGCGAGGCGCCCAGGTTGGCCAGTGAGTTCTTCCACCGGGCGATGGTTTCGGTGAGGGTGGCGTTGAGGGTTTCTAGGCTGTTGTCGAGGAACCGGGTGTTGCGGGCGGCGTCGGCCGAGTTCTGGAAGGATTCGTTGACCAGGTCGATGTTGAGGCTGAGGCGCTGGAGCAGCTGGATGTCGCGGGTGTTCTTGAAGCCCAGGTTCTTGATGACGGTCCAGCGTTCGACGCCGTCGGTGACGTTGTTGAGGGAGGTGAGCAGGTTGTTGAAGAACGTGGAGGGGTCGGTGCGCCACAGGTTCTCCGCCTCCTCGGTGGTCATGCCGAGCACGGTGGCGAACTTGTCCATGCCCTCCCCGGCTTCGGCGACGGCGTCGTTGATGGACCCGAAGATGCGTTGGAGGGAGCCGCGCGCCCACTCCTGCTTGATGCCCAGCGACGCCATGGCGGTGGCGTAGGCGAGGATGGCGTCTTGGCCGATTCCGGCGGAGGCGGCGGAGGCGGCGATCGAGTTGGCCATGGTGAGAATCTCGTTCTCGGTGGCCACGGACTTGGCTCCGAGCTCGGCGACCTGCGAGGCGAAGTTCATGTACCGCTCGGAGGAGTGGTCGGCTTCGACACCGGCGTTGTCCACCATTTCGAAGAACCGGCCGAACGCTTCGGTGGCGGTGTCGATGCTGGTGCCGGTAATGGTGGTGAACCCGGCGACGGCGTGGGTGAAGTCGCCGAGCTTGTCGGCGCTGATGCCCATCTGAGCGCCGAGCGAGCCGATGGAGGACAGGTCCTCGTAGGTGGTGGAGATCTGGGTGGACAGTTGCCGGTAGGTGTCGGACAGGGCCCGCATCTCGGAGGACTGGGCGGACATCTGGGTGGTGCGGGCGACGTCGGCGAACGCGCGCTCCTGCGAGGCTGCCGCGGCGACGGAGGCCACCGACATGGAGGTGAACCCGGCGGCCAGGAGCGACAGGTAGTTGCGAAGGTCCTGGGCGGCGAAGCGCGTGGACTCCAGGGCGCTGACGTAGCGGTTGTTGGCGTCAATGGTCTGGTTGATCCCGGCGATCTGGTTGATGCGGAAGGCGTGCGCCCGGTCCGACGCCGCGGCGGCCTCGCGCTCGGCGTCCGCCAGACGCTGGTTGGCCTCCGCCTCGCGTGCCAGCTGGTGCTCCCTGCCGCGGTCGAGCCCGGCGTTGATGATCCGCTTCTCCTGGGCGGCGTCGGCCTTGCCGATGGCTTCGACGAGCTCCTTGTAGGCGTCGGCCTCCTTGCGCAGGCTCCATACGACTGCGTCCGCCGTGGCGGTCTTGTCTGTGACGTTGAGCTTGGTGACGCCCGCCTGGTACTTGTACTTCTCGATCGCCATCTGGCGTTCGCGGTTCGTGGTGGCGGTGCCGGTATCGCTGGGCCTGGGGGTCGTGGCCTTGGCGACCTTGGGCTGCGAGGCTTCGAGCTCCCGGTTGGCCTTGGCCAGGTCGCGGGCGGCGGTGGCCAGTCGAGAGTACATCTCGACCATTTCCTTGACCTTGTTCAGCTGGGGGCTGCCGATGTAGTCCGTGGTCTTGGTGATCTGGGCCATCGCCTTGACGGCCTCGTGGACGTCCTGCGCGGCCTGCTTGATGTCGACGTCCTGGAGTTCGCGTTTGGCGGCGGCGAGCTTGCGGGTGACGTCGATCATGCCCTTGTAGGCGTCGATCTGTTTCATCATGGTCCGGTACTCGGACCCGCCGCGTCCCGACACGGCGTGCTGAAGTACGACGGCCTTGGAGTTCTTGGCGGCCTGGGCCATGGCATGCGTGGCCCTGGCGACGCGCGCGGCGGCCTGCTCGTACTCGTTGGCGCCCTGGGTGGCCCCGGAGGCGTCGACGAAGACCTTGAACCCGAGGTCGCCCAGTCCGGCCATGGTTGCCCCTTTCGTTCGTTTGCCCGTGAAACATTCTAGCCCGGGGCTACAGGGCGCGGATGGTCTCCCACGGCGGGGGCAGGGGATCCTGGCGTCCGATCGCCTCGTACTTCACCCCGACGGGCCGCACTACCTTGGTGACACCGGGCCTGCGCTCGCCTTTACGGCCCTCGGAGTTCTCCGCCTGCTCCAAGTGTTGGCAGGCGTAGCACACCGTGTCCTCGGTCTCGAAGTCGATGCGCGAGTCCGTCGAGCGCCCGTACCAGGCGGGCGTGCCGCACTTCTGGCATATCGACTGCTTGTAGAAGGCGTAGCCGAGCTCCAGGGCGATGTCCAGCGGGGTGCGGAAGTCCTGGGGAAGGTGCTCGGCGATGAAGCCCCCGGCGAGGTCGTCCCACCTGGGTATGGTCCGCCCGTAGGCGCCCCACCCGCCCAGGTAGAGGGTGGGGGGCAGGTGGTTGTCGACGGCGGTGACGATAGCCAGCAGGAAGCGCTGATTAAGCGGCGTCGTCAGACACGGCCCAACGAAACGTGGGGTCGTTCATCACCTGCTGCATGGCGCTCAGGGCCGCCTGGGCCTCCAGGAACGTCTCCGTCAAACGGTCCCACTCGGTGGCGGGCAGCGTCTCGTGCAGCTTCTTGGCGTCGTCGAGGCTCAGCCCGGTGCGCTTCTTGCCGCGGAACGTGACGTCGATGACGGCGTGCGACAGGAAGTACTCGTTGAGCACGCCCTGCCTCTCCCGGCGGAACTCGTTGGCGGCCTCCTCGTTCTGGTTCCGGGGGGCCTTGACCTTGTTGACAACGACATTGCGGATGACGTCCATCTCCTTGGACGCCAGGGCCCGCAGGCGGAAGGTCATGGCCCACTCATTGAGGGCGGCGATGGCCTCCTTGAGCTCGCGCTCCAGGCGGACAGTGGGGGCCTCCTCGGCGATCGACATGGTCTGCTCAACGCCGTCCTTGGCGTCGGCCCTGGCCTCCAGGAGAGCGCCGTTGAGCTGGAAGGCCTTGTCGGCGGCGTCGGCGTCAAGGTAGATCTTGACGGTCTTGGTGGCCTGGCGCACGCCGTCGAGGACGGCGCCCAGGTCGAAGCCCTCCTCCTTCTCCTCTTCCACCGTCGTCTTCTTGTCGTCGTCAGCCATGGCAGCGGGCCTCTCTTTGAGTCAACACAAAACCCGGGTCCTTGCGAACCCGGGTCAAGTGTATCCGTCAGACGATCACTCGGTGAGCTTCTCGTTGAGGATCATGGTGCCCTGCGGCAGGAAGGGCACGGTGAACTGGATGGGCGTGGTCGCGTCGGACGACACGTCCTGCGGGTTGTCGGGCATGACCAGGAAGATCGACACCTCCTGGTCCTTGGCGGCCTCCGTGTCGACCGGGTAGCCGACCCGCTTGACGAGCCAGCCGCGCTTGTTGGCCTTGGCGCCGCCCTTCTTGAACGCCTCGTAGGCCTTGGTGAACACCGAGGTGGCGGCGTCGGCGGCGGCAAGGTCCTGGCGGAAGAACGTCAGGTTGGCCTCGTAGGCGTCACGGGTCGGGGTCGACACGCCCGCGGTGTCGCAGATCGACGCCGTGGAGTCCGTCTCGGAGTCGGTGGCGTTGAGGGTGAACCCGGTGACGATGGCGCACGAGAGGTTGATGACGGCGGGGTCCTTCAGAGTGGCGGCCTTGAGGACCTCGGTCGAGGTGGCGGCCTTCTCGATGGGCACCCACCAGATGGTGATGTTGCCGGGCATCATCTTGGTTCCGGCGCTAGCTGCCATGGTTGTTCTCCTCCTTGGAGTTGACAGGGTCGCCGGGATGGACCACCCGGCCGTTGACTATCCACCCGGTCCCCCCGCAGCACTCTCGCGGCGACAGGGGGGTGTCGGGGGATACAGGCTCGAACAGAGAGGGCAGCGTCTGCGCGTAGCCTTCGTCCAGTTCTACGACGATCCCCTCGGGGGTCTTGTAGCGGGGCATCAGACGGCCTCGCTGATCATGGTCTGGAACGTCATGTAGCAAGCATATTTGAGCGGTTGGATGGTGGCGTCGGTGTCGCCGTAGGAGTTGAGCTGGCCGGTCTCGCGGACCTGTCCGACACCGGGAGCGCTCCAGCCCACGAGACGCGAGCGCACCTCCTCGCGCACCGAGTTGCGCACGGTGGTGGTGCGGGCGGCGACCATGACGGCGAAGGTGTGCATCATGGCGGAGTACCTGGGCGAGGCCATCGACACGGCCTTGGCCCGGGGGGTGAGGTCGCCGCCGAAGAAGACGGCGTAGACGTCGCGGCTCTTCGCCCCGCCGGGCACGGCGTCCTCGACGACCTCCAGGCCCTCGATCCCCCGCAGGTGCGCCATGAGCGCTTGGTCGACCTCGTAGACGTTCACTTGGTCGCCTCCACGAGGTTGCCGTGGCTGTCGAGGGCGTCTTCGACGATGGCCCGCGCCTTGGCCAGCGAGGCCATGGCCCGCAGCTTGCGCGTGCCCTCCTCCTGGAAGACGGTGTAGTCGGGGCCCTCGACGAAGCCGACGAAGACGACGAAGCCGCTGGGGTCGTCCTTCTCCCACCTGGCGCTGACGGAGTCGCGCATGGCTCCGGTGTGGACGCGGGCGTCGGTGTGCGGGTTGTGCTTGTAGGGCATTCCGGCGCCGGAGGTGTCGACGGTGCCCAGGATGGATTCGACGGCGGCCAGGACGGCCTTGTCGACAGTGCGGCGGGTGTCGGCCAGGGCCCGGTGCAGGGCCTTCTCCTCGATGCCCCGCAGGGCTCGGCGCACGTCGCGGGCTCCGACGGCCTGCCCGTGGATCTCGATATCGGCCTTCACCAACCCTCACCCCGCAGGTCGTTGACGGACACGTCGCACAGGAGGGTGGGCTGCCACCAGTCGGAGTCGGTGACGGGGTTGCGGATGACCATGGCCATGCCCTCAAGGGCGGGGTCGGAGTCGTGGCGTTCGACACGCAGGCGCTGGTTGAAGTCGAGTCGGATCCGCTTGGTCCGGTCCCCCCAGGATTCCGCGAGTACGAGGAGGTTCTTGTCGATGTGCCACAGCTGGACGCGGTAGGCGTGGGTGGCGGTGTCCTCGTAGGACTGTCTCCGGTTGCGGGCGCGCCAGTCCTTGTTGGGGGTGATGGCGGCCCAGCCGCGCCAGATGGGGTCGACCTTCTTCTTGACGACGCCGGTGCCGGGCACCCAGGTGTCCTCCTCGCCTTCGCCGTTGCCGACGGCCGGGGGGTAGATGGCGACGAGGCTGTTGCACAGCAGCGACAGGAAGTCGTAGGCGGCGGAGTCGAAGTGGGGGTCCTTGCAGGCGAGGTTGCTCAGTGCCATGCGTAGTCCCGGGGCTGTGGGGTCCAGGGGGTGATGTCGAAGCCGATGTCGCGCTTGTCGTCGGCGTCGGCTTCGTCGGTGAGGCGCTTGGCCTGGGCGCGCAGTTCGGCGCCGAGCTTGGCCCCGTCGGTGGACTTGTCGTCGGTGGACAGGACCTTGAGGAGGAGGGCCTGGACGGTGGCGATGGTGTTCTTCGCGTCGGCGGCGGCGCGCTTGACGTTGCCGTTGTTGATGTCGAGGAAGGCCTGGATCTGTTCGTCGGTGAACAGGTAGGAAGGGGGCTGTCGCAGGTCGCGGGGGTCGGAGCGCTCCTCGATGTCGGGGATAAGAAGCCTTACCCTACCCACATTTGTGTTGAACGCCACAGGCATCTTGACCCCCTCGTACTTTCTTACTGTGGAGAACCCCGCCCCCCGGATCTCTGCCTGCGACCCGAGGGGCGGGGCGTCTGTCAGGCGCCCAGGCCGGTCGAGGCGACGATGCCGTCCGTGTGCAGGACGGCGCCGCCGGTGACCATGCGGGCGCGGAACTGGATGTCGTCGTTGTCGAACGAACCCGAGGTGGCGTTCAGAGCCCCGCCGCCCAGCGACGTGCCCTGGTTGGCCGCAGCCCGCAGCTCGACGCCCTCCATGCCCATCAGCGTGGTGCGCAGGATGGTGCGCCGCGAGGCGGTGCGGCCACCGGCCGGGGCCAGGACCCAGTTGGTGTCGCCCTGGGTGGGCCCGCCGAGCAGGCCGACCATGTCGGACTCGACGACCTCCACGCCCGCCGTCGGCGTGGTCGACAAGATCGTCTTGTTCGACGTAGCCCCGGCCGCGTCCTTCTCCTTGTGCTCGATGGAAGTCATGGAGGTGACCATGTCGGCCATGGGCTTGAGGGTCGGGGGCACGAGCAGGACGAACTTCGGCACCTGGATGTACCGGCCGTTGACCTTGGTGTGGCGCACCTGCCAGATGGCGGCGCACAGGGCCTCGAAGGTCAGCGGCGAGTTCTTCGGCACGTTGCGCAGCACGTAGACGCCGTCGGCGGTGCGGGCCTGGAGGACCGTGGCGTTGGCGTCGGCGATGATGTTCGTGTTGAAGCCGGGCGCGGCGGCGTTCAGGGAGAACAGGGCGCCGTAGACAGCGGCGTCGACGGTGCGCGAAGCCAGGAACGCGGCGTCCTTGGGGAACTGGGCGATGATGTTCCAGTTGTCGTTGATGAACGCCTCCCAGGACATCTGGAGGCGCACACCCTCCTTGTGGACCTCCACCCAGCGGCCGGAGGCCCGGTACCCGAAGGTCGGGTAGGGGGTGAGCTCGGGGATGCGCGGCATCGTCTGGGGGACGACGACCTCGCCGCCGTTGTCGCGCAGGAGCGTGGCGTCGATGTCGTGATCGAGCTCATAGAGCTGGGTGGGGCGGAAGGAGGGCAGCGCCTCGGTGGAGGCGAACTTCTCCCACGTGGTGGCCTGCTCGGCGTACTGGCTCTCGAAAGCGCCCTGGGCGACCGAGGTGAACCACCCGGCGACCATGTCGGAGGTGACGGCCTCGGTGACCCTGGGCGCCAGGCCGAGGGTCATCATGATGGTCTCCTTGACGACGCCCTGCGAGGAGGGCACGCCCTTGAGGGCGAGGTCGAGGTGGTGGGCGAACTCGTTGCGGTTCTCGCAGATGCGGCCCTGGATCATGGGTTACTCCTTTCCCGGCCCGCTTCTCAGCGAGAGGTGGGGTCGAAGATGACGGGCACGACGTGCTCCGCCCCCTGCGCGGGCAGGGCGTTGTACAGGTATCCGACGAGGAAGCCGTCGGCCCCCTTGGTCGTGGTGATGGCGTGGCGCCCGTCGGTGAGCTTCTCGGCGTAGACGGGGGAGCCGACCTTGACGGCGCCGGAGTGCTTGACGCTCATCTTGAACACGCCGCCCTTGATGCGCACGGAGGCGTAGCCGGGGGCGTTGAAGCCGCCGGTGGGCTTAGTGGCGGGGATGTAGGTGCCGCCCGCGTCCTCGATGGCCTTGACAGCCTTCTTGATCTCCTCGGGGGTGGCGGCGATCTCGGTGACGAGGATGCCGACGATGCTGCCAACCTTGACGACGTCGCCGATGTGGCTGTGGCTGTAGTCGGTCTTGCTGACGGGCAGGGAGAGGGTGTCGGTGTACTCGAAGACCTGAATGTCGGAGATCTTCTTGGCGCCGAACTCGTTGATTCCGATCATGGTGTGCGTCCTCCTTCGCTCACTTGGCCCAGGAGGTGACCTGGACGTCGTCGCCGCCCGCCTCCGCAGCACCGTCCTCGCGGACGACGGGCGCGGGGGCGACGGCCTTGATGTAGGCGCGCTCGGCCTCGATGGCGTCGTCGACACCGGCGCCGCGTTTGACGGCCTCCATGACACGGGCGCGGGCCTCCTTCGGCAGGTCGTCGGCCTCGGCGACCCTGGCGGCGGCCTCGTAGGGGTCGACGGTGGGCGCCTTCTTCTCGGCCTCGACGGCCCCCTTCTCCTGGTCCGCCGCGAGCATGGCGGCGGCCTCCTTGATGGCGGCGGGCATGGCGGCCGTAAGAGCCTCCGACACCGCCTTGCAGATATCCTCCGGCTTCACGGCCTGTTCCTCCTGAACATTGGTGTTGGTGGGGTTGGACGGGGTAGGGGGGTTCTTGACGCGCCAGCGGCCGTCGGATTCCAGGACCTCCAGGACGGCGCCCTTGGCCCCGGCCCTGGTGACGAAGTCGACGGACTGGATCCCGGCCAGGACGGGCACGACGCCGTCGGGTCCTATTTCCTCAACGGACCAGCCGTTGATCGACACCCCGATGTCGGCCCACCGTTCGCGGATGATCCCGTTGACGGAGGGGTAGACCTTGATGTCGGCCTCCAGTGACCCGTCGGGCATGATCTCGGCCCCGGATTCGAAGACCCCGGCGAGGTCGCGCACTGAGCGCTCCGGGCGCTCCCAGTCCTCGGTCATCGTCTGGTGGTCGAAGTACATGTGGGTGCCGGGCGTGAACAGGGGCGCGGATTCGGCGAGGTTGGGGGCGGTGTACATGCCGGTGGACCCGCGTCCGGGCGCGATGATGCGGATGCGGTACCGTCCGGCGCCGTCGTCCTTCTCGCCCGGCTTCTTGGCCTCCAGCAGGGCGCTGCCCTGGTTGAGGCGGAAGTAGGTTCGCGTCATGTTTGTCCTCCCGGTGAACTAATATACAGCGCGGTGCATCAGGCGTTGGTCGTCTTGCCCTCGCCGTCGCGCGAGGAGTTCGTCCCGTCGGAAAGTGGCCCGACCCCCGTGTTGCCGTCCTCCCTGCCCTGGTCCTCTTCCTCTCCGTCCCCGTTCTCCGAACCGAACTGCGGCTGCGGGGCCGACAGGTCCTCCCAGTCGGGCAGGCTCGACACGGGCTTGGCGTTCACGGGGGCGAAGCGGCGCAGGAACAGCTCGCGGGCCTCGACGCGGTGCAGAATGCCATTCTGGAGCCCCAAGGTCACAACCTGGCCCCAGCGCTGGATGAGGTCGTTGGACAGGGGCGCCAGGTCCACCTCGGTCTTGAACCCGGCGGCCCGCAGCACCCGCTTGACGAGGTCCTTGTGCACCTGCCTCCTGAGTTCCAGGGCCTTGAACGTGGGCTCCTCCAGGGCGGTCTCGGCGCCCTGTCGGCCTCCGGCGGAGCCGTCGGTGAGCAGCACGGACAGGGGCACGTCGAGGGCGGCCGCGACCATGGCGGCCAGAGGCGTCCCGGCGGAGAACTCGATCCCGGCCCCGGCCTTCGACACGGCCAGAAGGTCCTGGTCGGCGCCGAGCGAGGCGGTGGCCCCCGTGCCCTGGAGGGTGGACATCTTGTCGATGACGGCCTGCTGCTGGGCGGTGGTGGTGGACTTGACCTTGAAGGCGACGCGGGCGAGTGCCTTGGCCAGGACGTGTCCCGCCTCCAGGTACTCCTTGTAGGCCTGGGCCCAGTACACGGCGCCCATGAGGTCGGGCTTGCCCCACTGCTCCCCGGCGAGGCGGTTGACGCAAGCCACAACGAGCACGTCGGTCTTGTTGGTCTTGTAGCCGCCCTGGTCGACGACGTCGACGCGGGGCTTGCCGTCGAGGATGACCCATTCGGGGTCGGGGAGGGTGGCCCGTGAGGGGTCCTCCAGGGGCACGGGCGTGATGAGCAGGGCGTGGATGTCGGCCTCTTCGAGGGCGTCCTCGGCCCGGGCGATGCCCTGCACGCGGGTGATGGGCACGGGCGCCACGTTCCCACCGGGCGACACCCGGTAGATGACCATGCCGTCGGTGTTGAAGGCGGCCTCGTCGCGCACCCTGGCCTCCCGGCCGAGCAGTACGGCGTCGAGGCGCTCGGCGGCCCGCTTGGGGATCTTGCGGGGTTCGGGCACGTCCGTCCACATGTAGGCGTTGCGGATGTTGATGCCGCGCTTGACGATGGTGTTGTAGGTGGCCAGGCGCCGCGAGCGGATGGAGTGCTCCTTGATGACGCTCAGGGGCACGAGGTCGGATGCGCGTCCGGAGGGGTCGTACCAGCCGACGTCCTCCTCCTTCAGGAAGGAAGCCCGGGTCAGGGCGTCCGCCGTGTCGGAGAACGCCCGGGCGGCGGACTCCATGGCCGCTTCGATACGGCCGTCGGTTCCGAACCGCTCCAGCCACCGGATGACGCCCACGGCCCCTCCTTCTTTCCGCCTACCTGTTTTGTTCCTCGGCAATACTATCCCGTCACGCCGGGGCGAAGGACCAGGCCTCGTTGCCCCACTGGTCGACGAAGACGCCCTCGTTCGCCCGGGGCCCCCCGGTGGTGTCCAGGACGAGTTCGAGGATCGGGTCCTTGCCGCCGCCGTCGATGACCTCGGCGGGCATGGAGGCGTAGCAGATGGCGTCGATGGTGTCGGGCGAGTGTTCGCCGCGCCTCTTGAGCGAGTCCTTGGATTCGATGAGCAGGGCGGTTCCGCGGTACTCGTACTTGATGGTGCGGAACTCGTCGTACAGGCCCCGCGTGCACTCGTCGGAGGTGTCCTCCGGGGGGACGGCCAGGGCGCCCTCGTTGATGAGCTCAGAGACGGAGTCGTACATGGCGGCGCGGAAGTTGTACCACTTGAGCTTGTTGGGCGACGCGGCGTTGCCGACGATCCAGCGCACCAGGGTGCCTTCGGGCAGGTGGTTGTCGAGGACGGCCTGCACTCCCCGGCCCACGCCGACGGCGTCGATGCGGATCTCGTCGACACCGCCCAGCTCCTTGACCCTCTGTCCGATGAGCCGGGCGAGTTTGTTGCCGTCGTAGCCCTTGACCTTGTCGAGGATCGACACGCGCCCGCCCCGGTTGAGGGCGATGACGGAGTAGTCACCGGTGATGGACAGGCCGACGTCGACGCCGAGCACCTTCCGGTCGTCGTGCTCTTCGAAGTCCGCGTACCCGTTCATCGACACGAGCACTCGTCCGAGGTTGAACAGGCCGTCCTCGCCGACGTCGGGGAACTGGGCGAGGACCTTGGCCTGCCAGCGTGGGTCGGTTTCGCCCCAGCGCACGCGGGCGTCCTCGACCCACTCCTTCTGGAGGAGGTTGGTGCGAGCCCGCTCGGGCACGTCCTCGCCGGTGAAGTTGGGGGTGTCGAAGGCGGAGATGGTGATGAGGTTCCAGCGCCGGTCCTCGGGGGCCTTCTTGGACTCCTCGCGCCAGACCTTGGCCATGTAGGAGCCGGGGTCGTCGGGGTTGGCAATGGCGAGGATGCGGGCGTTGGCGTTGGTGGTGATGGCTTCGACGGAGGTGAAGATGGTTTCGGGCACACCCCCGGCCTCGTCGACGACGACGAGGACGTTGGTGGCGTGGATGCCCTGGAAGGAGGATTCGTCGTAGTCGGAGGGCTTGCGTCCGTAGGCGGTGGGCGCCTTGTAGCCGGGGAAGGTCCAGGTGGCTTTGGCGGTGATGTTGCCGGGCATGTGGAGCTTGTCCTGGACTTCCTTGACGTAGGCCCACATGACGTTGGCGACCTGGTTCCAGGAGGGGGCGGTGGTGATGACTCGTGTCTCGGTGGGTGAGACGTCCTTGGTGTCGAGCCACCAACTTATTACTCGCGAGGCGAGGTGGGACTTCCCGGCCGAATGGCAGGAAGCCACCATCGTCCGCTTGTTCTCCACGACGGAGCGGACGATCTCCCGCTGCTTGGACCACAGGAACTCGCCCAGGCGCTCCTCCACCCAGGCCACCGGGTCCCTCGACAGGCGCTCAGCCCGGGCCCCCTCGCCGAATGAGGCGGCGACGGCCCGAAAATCCAGAACCGGGGTCATGTGATCACAACTCCATCGGCGCGGTGGCCTCAAGGATCTCCGCGCTGGCCTGCGTGGCCTGCGCCAGCCACTCCTCGCGCTTGGCCTCCAGCTGCTCGCGCCCCGCGATCGTGAGCATGGGCCGAAGGTGGGCCTCCATGGCCTCGACGACGGAGCGGGTGAAGGAGACGATGACCTCCACCTGCTTGGTCTCGATGACCCGCACCTCGGTCTGGATCCGGGTCTTCTTCAGGCCCATGAGCTCACTGGTCTGGTCGATGGCCTTGAGAATCGAGTCGAAGTACTTGGGGTCGCCCTCCGGGTTGGCCAGAAGAGCGGACTGCACGCGGGCGTCGAGCATGCCCAGCACCCGGTCGAGCCGGGCCATCTGCTTCATGAGGCGGGCGTGCTCGGAGAGCATGGCCTGCCCCGTGTAGTACTCCTCCTCGATGCGGAATACCTGGGCCTCGCTCAGCCCCGCCTGGTGGGCGACATCGCCCCGGGTGCCGCCCTTGAGGAGCGCGTTGATGACAAGGTTCCGCTTGGCCTCGTCGACCTGCCCCTCGGTCACCTTGGTTCTTGCCACCACGCCCTCGGTTGGGGGCGGGGCGTCGACGACGCGCTTAAGCGCGCCCTGCCCTCTCGATGGCGTCCTCGCGGGCCTGGACTGCGACCCGGTCCGCCGTGGCTTCGAGCTCGGCGAGGAATCCACTAAGCCTTTCATCATCCACCCTTCCCTTGGCGTGAACCCCGGCGACGAGGCCGAGTGAGAACCCTACGAGCAGCGCCAGCAGCGCGACGGCGGCGAGCATCAGGAGGAGCCCTTCATGACGGCGCGGCGAAGGTACGCGAGCCGCTCCTCGGTGAGGAACGCGCCCAGGTCCAGTCTTTCCGCGACGATCTTGTCGGACGTGATGGTGCCGACCCGCACCTTGGAGTCGCTCATGCGCAGCGTGCCGACCTGAAGCTTGTCGGGGTCCCATTCCATGGCCCGAGTATAGGACAACCCCCGGCACCGTCCGCTGGTGCCGGGGGTCTGAAGGATGCCGTCCTTGCAGGACGAGCCTACCCGCCCAAGGGGCCGGGGTCAAGCCGTCACATCGCGAACCCGAAGCGGCTGGCCCAGGCCTGCAACCCCTCGTCGGTGTCGAGCGAGGACTCGTCCTCCTCGGACGGCGGGGCGACGGCGTCGGGTTGGATGACCACGATCTCCTCGAGATCTCCCTCCTGCGGCGAGGGGGCGGATGGTGCTGAAGGCGCGGACGACGCGCTGGGCGCAGAAACCTCGATCGCAACCCTCTCACCGTCGGGGCGGATCGTCCCCTCCCGGCGGGCCTGCGCCTCGTCGGGGTGCTCGTCGACGCCGAAGACGACGTCGCGCAGAAGTGTGGTGGGGTCGAAGTCCTCGAAGTACTCGGTCATGGCCAGGAGGTCCTCCAGGGTGATCATGCCTTGGAGGAGGTGGCGGGGCAGACGTGCGGTGGACTCGTACCCCATAACCCTGCCTGATTCCCTGATCGAGACGCCGTGGTCGAGGATGAACTCACGCAGAAGGCTCTTGGCCCTCCTGACCTGGTCATTGCGGCGCAGTGTGTTCTCGGACGGCGCCGTGCGAGCGATCTCCGCCTTGCGCGCCCTGGCCTTGGCGAGGATCTCGACTCGTCTCTCGTTGATCTTACTCATGTCGCTTCTTCCTCTCTTCCGGGCCCGTTCCGTCCTGGGCCTTGGCTACAGCATACAGTACGCAACTATTTTCTGCAAACGAGGGCCCCCGGTGTCGTAGACGGTCGACACCGGGGGCGTGCGGGGGAAGAGAGATGAGAAGCCCGCCGGGCAAGCGTACTACACCTTCAGCCCTGCCACGAGGTCGGCGCGCGACGTGATGCACCCCGCCGCCCCCTTGCGGGCCCCCTCCGCAGCCTGGGCGGCGGAGGCGGGGATGTGGGCGATGACCGGCTTGCCGGTGGCCACCAGCGGCGCCCACACGTCGTCGGCGGCGTCCCACTCCATCGACAGGAAGTCCAGGTTCGTCCCCGCTGCGAAGTCCGGGTACCAGTTCTGACCCCGGTTGCGGGCGTAGGCGTACCCCCACGTCGCCCACCCGGCCTGCCTGACCTTGGCGAACAGCCACCCGGAGTCGGCGAACGCCTTGACGACGACACGGTCCTTGTACGGCGCTAGCAGGGCCAGGTACTCATCCGACCGGGCCATCTCCGTCTTGGGGTCGAAGATCGTCACGTGCGTGCCGCCGTAGGCCGCCAGGTAATCCCTCAGGGTCACCGGCAACGCCTCGGGCCGCCCCGCGAAGGCCGAGCGCACCTGAGCCCAGGTCATGTCCCGAATGGGCGTAGAAGGGCCCCCCAGACGCGCCAGAGTGGAGTCGTGCGAGGCGAACCACACCCCGTCCGAGGTTCTGTGGCAGGAGATCTCCAGGGCGTCGACACCGCACTCCACCGCCCGCGTGTAGGCGGCCATCGTGTGCTCCACGACATCCCCGGCCCCGCTCATGCCCCGGTGCCCGACAACAATCCCCTTGCGCTCCTTCAGCGCCGAGGCGGACCGGGCCCCGTAGGGCATGATCGACACCCCCGCCCGGGTCTGCTCGCCGCCCAGCCACAGGGGCACCGTCGCCCCGTCCAGGGCCCCGCCCCCGCCTCCTCCCCCGGCGCCTCCGGGCACCAGGCCCACCTGCGCCCATGCAGCCGGAGGGTTGGCACCGATACCGTCAGGCACACTCCCGGCCCCGCCCAGCACCGCACGCACCGCCGACCAGGACTCCGTCGTCGACACATCCGCCAGCCCGTCGGCAACGACGACGCCCCCGTCCAGGGTCCAGGCCGCCATCTTGTTGTCCTTGGTGCCATGGGCCGCCGACACGAGGAGCCGGGTTGTGGCGGCCCCGGCCACGGTCGCGCTCCACGGCCCCACGACCGCCCGGTCGGCGTCCGCGCCCGCCAGCACGACGAGCACCGCTCTCTGCCGGGCGGTCCAGGCCTTGGTCTTAACCCACCACTCCACGCCGCGGGTGTCTGTGGGTGAGATCACCTTCTTCACGGCGACGTACCCGCTCCTGGTGCCGCCGGGCACCGTGTTCTGCCACGTCCCGGTCCACCCCTCGGGCACGGGCGAGGGGGTCGGGTCGGCCTGTAGCTGGGCGGCCATGATGAGCACGGCCAGGTCCCCGGGCTCGGCGGCGGCGGTGAGGGGGTCTCCGACACCCGCCTGGGCCCGTCCGGTGGCCACAGCGCGCACGGCGATCCCGTCGCCCAGCGCCGCCTTCTCCCGCAGGACGAGGGTGCCCGAACGCGTCCCGACCGGGGCGTGCTCGCCGGTGAACAGGGTGATGGCGCCTTGGACAGCTGGAGCCCCTTCCAGGGTGCCGACACGCCTCTTGAGGGTCTCGACATCCCCCCTGGCTGCGAAGGCCCGCTCGGCCCCGGCCCTGGAGTAGATTTCCACCGTGGTCATGGCGCCCCTTTCGTCTGTGCCGCCCTTATTCTACGGCCCCACGACGAACCCCCGGCTCCCTTGTGAGGAGCCGGGGGCGGGTGGTCGGGCGGGTCGGGTTCAGCCCTGCGCGACGGCGACGTCGGTCGCCTTGGGGTCGCCCAGTGCGGTGAGCACGGAGAGCAGGGCCGCCAGGGCCGCCGTGGATCCCACGGCCGCCCAGTGCACCTCGCTCATGAGCGCCGCGGTGCCGATGGCCGCCACGGCCGCCTGGGCGAACGTCTTGGTCGCCCGCTCGGCGACGCCCATCCAGAATGTCTTCTTGCTGTAGGCGCCCACGGCGCCTCCTTCCTCGCGGTGTCTTGCCCGCCTCCGGGTCGGGGTGGGCGTCACCACAGTCTACCCGTCGATGAGGTGGAGGCATTGAGCGCCCGCTGGAGGGCGGCGACGGTCGCGGTCCCGGCGTCGCCGTCGATCCAGTCGCCCCAGCCCCATCCGCTGGGAACGTACTCGCGGTGCCAGCACCACACGAGGTACTGGAAGACGCGCCAGGTGTGCTCACCGGCGTCTCCGTCCTCGGCCAGGGGCCCCGCGCCGTTGATCGCCGTCTGGTCGTGGACGCCGACCACCGTGTTCAGGTAGCGCTGGAACGCCTCGACGGCCGGGCTGCCGTCCTCGTCCAGGGCCCCGTCGATGGTGGTTCCCATGACCTGCTGGAAGCGGGCGATGGTGCGCGCCCCGAAGACCCCGTCCTCGGCCAGCGTCTCGGATCCGTCGGCGTTGCGAAGCACCTGAGCCCCCGCCCGCGAACGGTTGGCGGCCGGAGAGGAGGCGGGAGCTGCTCCGACGTAGTAGGCCTTGAAGTCGGCCTCGGAGCCGGAGAACAGGTCGAGGTCCAGGTCGCCGTCGTAGCCGGGCACCCGCCCCGTGCCCGTGTACTGGTGCATGTCGGCCGTCCACGATCCGTCGGACCACGGCGCGTAGTCCCAGCCGGTCGAGTCGGAGTCGGCGTACTGGGCGACCCAGGTGCCGCAGCCGTGCTGGCTGGCCACTCCCCACGGGTAGGAACCGGAGGAGGCGTAGAGCATGATCCGCTTGCCGGTGAGGGTCTTGACCCGCGACACCAGGGCGGCCAAGTAGCCCTCGTCGCCCCAGGCGTCGTTCTGGTCGGCCTCCCAGTCCAGGCACCACATGACGTACCCGTTCCAGTCGCCGTCGGGGGCGTTGCGAACGAGGTTGACGAAGTGCTGGGCCTCGGCCTCGACACCGGAGCCGTCCACGTAGTGGTAGACGCCCACGGGCCGCCCGCTGTCGTAGGCGGCCCTCACCTGGCACGCCCAGGTGGGCGAGGTGAACCAGTCGCCCTGGCTGACCATGACCAGGACGAAGTCGGGGTTGACGGCGTCGATGGCGCCCCGGCTCGTCAGGGCGGCCTGGTGGTTGGAGATGTCGACACCGAGCAGCGGCCCGGCCTTGCCGCTCGCAGGTGGCGCGGGCGGGGCGGACTGGGGGGCCGGGGCCGGTGCTGCTTGAGGGGCCGGAACGGGGGCGGAGCCCGCGACACCGGGGTGCTGGGCGGCGAAGCGGGCCGGGTTGAAGCGGTGGCAGGAGGTCCACGCCCCGCTCAGGGTGTCAGGGTGGGTGTCGTAGGGGGCGATGCGCGTCTCGGAGCCGGTCTGGTCGCCCCGCCGCCCACCCAGGGACCCGTCCTCGGCGATCCACGCCTCGGCGAGCGTGGGCTCGTCGCCCACGACCATGGCCACGTGCCCCACGCCCCCCTCAGCCGTGGAGGACAGCACGACATCCCCGATGCGCAGGCCGCCGTCGGGGGTGAGCGCCGAGTCGTCCCAGTGAACCTCCTCGAAGCCCCGGGCCTCAAGGCCGCCGCGCAGGTTCCCGGTCCAGAACGCGTCGAGGTCGAACAGGACGGGGTGGCCCCACTTCAGAAGGGGGTAAGCATTGTGTAGCCCGTAGTTGATGGCGCCCATCACCAGGGTGCCGCAGTCGGCGTTGGTGTCGCGCTTGAGGGTTCCGCCGTCATAGGTGTCCTGGTAGACGCTGAGCCGGTCCGGCTGGCTGTACCCCACGGAGTATGGCCCGCCCCAGGGCTTGTTCGGCCCGCTGAGCACCCAGTAGCGCGCCTGCGCGGCGGCGATGGCCGCGACGGAGGATGTCGACATGTGTCTCGGGTCCTTTCGTTCTTCTTCTTACCTTATGTCAGGGCTGCTCGGGTTGGGTCCTGGTGGCGATCTCGGCGGCCGCCGCGGGCCCGTCGGCCAACCAGCCCTCAATGGCCAGGGCGGCGCTGCGGGCGGCGGCGCGGGCGGCCCGCACGTCCTCGGCGGTGACCATGCCCGCGAACCACAGGCCGGGGGCGCTGGGGTGGGTCTTAATGGCCGCCAGGACCTCGGGCTTGGCACTGTCCGCCGGGCGGCAGGCGATGGCGTCGGCGTCCTTGATCGCCTTGATGTCGTCGGTCGTCCACGGCCCGGCGGGCTTGACGACGAGCCGCCGGAAGGCATTGAGGGCGGGGTCCGCCTTCGCCTTGGCCCGGGCGGCGTTCAAATTGGGGCCGGTGGCGATGACGATGGTCTCGGGGGCCCTGGCGTCTACCGCAAGCAGGTACTTCATCATCGTCTCGTCATAGTTGAAGTACTGGGCGGTGTTATCCGTCGAGGTGTCCATGCACTCGAGCACGATGGGCTTTCGAATGGGGGCGGGGGTGGGCGGCGTCTTGAGGAGGGCCAGGGCCTCCCCCAGGGTGGCGATCGTGCCGTTGGCGTCCTCGACCGCTTTGAGGGCGGCGATGGTGGACTGGTTGATCTGCGGCCCGGTGCCCCCGGCCTTGGGGACGATCTTGTTGGGCGTGGACACCACGAACCGGTCGTCGACGGTGTCGCCGCTGCGGCGCACCGGCAGAGCCAGCGAGAACGGCGCTGCGGGGGCCGAGGCGAGCACGTTCGACAGGGCCGCTGTGCTGAGGGCCCCCCACTTCACGCCCCACTTCGTCGCCCGCAGGTCCGCGACCGCACCGGGGATCGCGGGCCGGGCGGGCGGCGATGGAGGGGCCACGTAGGGCCCCACGACAACAGGTCCCTGCCCGATGATCCACTCGCGCAGGCTTGTGAGCCCCTCGACGACACGGCCCGCCAGCTCAACGCCGTAGGCGTCCTCGCCCCCGGCTCCGGAGGTGAGGGCCTTCTCGTTCGTAGCGAGCCACAGCGCCCTCGTCCCGGTGGCTGAAGGCTTGCCGAGGGCGCCAAGGCCCTCAAGCACGACAGAAGCCCGCTCCACGGGCGCCGAGGGGGCCAGATGAGCCAGGTAGGGGTCGGCGTGGTCGGGGGTGTTCCTCGGCGTCCAAGTCGTTTCCGACACCCGGTAGTTGACGCCCTCGTAGCAGATGACCTCCCCGGTCCCGAAGGCCCGCCCCGGGCTAGTGGCCGGATCCCACTTGACGGCCGGAGATGAGGCGACACCGAGCCAGTCCACGAAGTGAACGCCGTTGCCCGCTCCACCGGCGGCCTCGACACCCGCCTTGACCGCCTTGGCGTTCTGGTGTGCGGATCCCGCGTACATGAGGTACTCGCTCGTGGGCTGGGGGCCGACGACGATGATCGGGCACGCGGGGGCCCGGTTTCGAACCCGCTCGACAAGGGCCTTGATGGACTGCGCGATCTTGTCGGACGCGGACGGGGGGCTGGCGGCGGCGTCCTCGAACGAGCCGACGACGACCAGGGCGACGGGGTGAGCGTCGAGGACGGCGTCGATTCTGTTGGGGGCGCTGAAGTTCTGGGGTGCCCCCGCGGCCCAGCCCGCCGAAGCCTGCGCGCTCACGACGGGGGCGGCGCCCAGGGCGTGCGCGGCGAACCGGGGGGCGGCGCCGAGGAAGCCGTCGGTGATGAACCCCAGGACGGGCGCCGTGGCGGCCGAGCGGGCCGGGCGTGGCACAAGGTTATTGAGGGTCAGGGGGCTGGCTCCGGGGTGGACGGCCTCCAGGGCGGCCAGGCGTGCACTGTGGTCGGCGATGGCGGCTCCGACGGAGGAGGGGGCGAACGCCTTGTCGGCCCCGGCTCTTGAGTAGATCTCGACGCTGGTCATGAGGGGCTCCTCTTGTCTCCTACGGAACGAGGGGGGTGAGCACGATCAGGTTGTCGGCGCCGGGCGCCGTGTCCAGGCGCACGACATCGCCCTCCTCAAGCGGCGGGGACAGTGCGGCGGCGGGCACGGGGGTGATGGTCAGGCCGTCGGCGGGCTGGGGTGTCGGTGGCGGCGGGGGGCCTGGCGGGGCCGCGCCGCCCTCGACGAGGGCGAGCTCGATGGGGGCGGCGTTGTCTCCCCCCGCCCGGTAGGCGGCCGTGTAGGTCTTGTTGTTCAGGGTCAGGGTCGCCGTGATCGTGTCGCCCTCGTGGACGGGGATGTCGACATGGGGCGATGAGGGGGTGGCGAACGGGGTGCGGAAATCGGATGCCGCCGGGGCGGTGGTCGACACCCCCGGGGCGGGGTCCTTGCCGGGGAAGAGGAAGGCCCCCGGGGTGGGGGTGTCGGCGTAGCGGCCCTCGTACGCAACGGAGGGGGGTCCGGCGAGAAGGGGTGCGGGGTCGGCCGCCTCGACACGCACGGTGAGCAGGGCGCCCGCGGGCAGCGGTGGCGACGGGGCTGGGCTCGGGGGCTTGACCGTGATCCGCATGACTGGAGGGTAGCACGGGGCTCGACACCCCCTCCTCCCTTTGCCCGCTTCTCCTTCTTATTACCGCGCGGGCGTGCGTGTGCGGGCGCGCGATTATAGCCGGGGTTGGCGGGCTGTCAAGGCCGGTGTCGACACCCCCCGCCCCTGAGGAGGGGGTGTTGAAGTGGACGGCCCGACGGGGAGGGCGCGGAAGGGCTGAGGGCCGGGCTGTGACTGGAGAGGCCCATGAGGAGGGGGCGAAGGAAGAGGAGGAAGGGGTTCGCGCAATAAATAGAAAACCTATAGACCTCTGTAGGGGGTCGTGGGCCCCGGAGGGGAGTTCGACACCCCCTGGGCGAGTAGGAGGTGTCGGGGACCGGGTGTTCCTGGTAGGGCGTCGTCACACTGGCCACACGGGCATCTGTCTTCGGAAAACCATAATTCTAGGGGGTGGTTGGTGATGTTTGATGCTGTGGAGTCACATGCGTAACAGGTTTGGGTTGCGAGGAGTGAGGGGCGATGAATATCCGGCGATGTGGCCGAGCTAACGTTGAAACGTTTTGAGTCTCAAATGGTGGACAGTGCATAATATACGGCCTTTATGCATGGGGGTGCATAGGAAATATGCGGAGATTTCTTAGGGTCGACTAAGTGGGACTTTTCGTTGGGAGGGGTGGGGGAGGTCGGGGTGTGGGGACTTCGGTCCTATGTGACGAATGAGGTTGGTGTGGAGGATGGGGCGTTTTTAGTACTCAGTGACCCAGAACACGTTTATGCAGTCATGGATAAAACCATGCATAAACATTTGGAAACACTCTGTTAGTGAGGGGCGACGGTTTTGACAAGATGGTCGACACTCTGCTAAGCGAGTAGCGAAGCCGGGGGTTAAGGGACGGAGGGTGCGGGGAGTTGTGGGCGACCTCACACCGACGTAGGTGCCCCCGTCTCAGAGAGCATCCGATTTTGCCTCCGCCCGGCTGTGCGTCACGTCACGTTGATTTTCTCCCACGCGCCCGCTAGAATCCTCCACCTCAAAAATCCCCCGGTATGTAGACTGTCTGTAAACCAAAGTGTCATAATATACCTTATCGGCATCTTTCCCTACGATGCCAACGATATGTCCCCATGCGGGGTAGGCCGACAATCCCCCAAATCGAAACGATGGGGTTCTCCCACCAATTTGTTGCCTTGCTCACACATGCTGTGTCAAGACACATGCTGCACCACACACAAAGTTCCTCTTGCAATCTCCGCATACATGCGCTATCACGCGCGCGTGCGCGTGCATGGGTGTGTAGGGGTATAGGGGCGATGTGGCCGTGAGGCCACCTGTAAGCCACGCTGGCGGCCTAACGCATGCGTGCCTGTGTGTCTGCCTAGGGGTAGGGGTATCGTCCGTCCTAGGGCCCTTAGAAGCACGATTCGGTCTTGTACTGATACAAACCACGCAGCTAGATAAGATATATGCTTGTCTAATGAGTACTAAAGCCAAACCGGCATATGCGTAAAAGGGCGTCAAAAATAGTTAAAAGTGAGCCAGGCCACAATCGTTTTTAGTAAACGGTGACCTGCGTCACAGGCGAAAAAGGAAAAGGAAGGATAGAATTTAGTAAACGCTCTACTATTTTCTATTCATACCTACTTTCTATCATTAACTATTCTCTATCGTCTCTATTTTCTATCAGTATCTATTCTCTATCTATATCTATTATCTATCATTATCTATTATCTATATCTATCTATATATATCTATATTCTATAACGAATATCATCCATTATGCACTCAACCGTATCTTTATGCATATGATACAGATCACAAACCATCTTTTTTGGGACGACTTTTCACTACTTTCTATCCATCCTCTCCCCCGATTTCCATACCCCCACGCGTGTTTGCTACTCACACATGCACAGTCAAGCGTTAACATGCAATGCCTTCCCCGTATGACCTTCGTCTCATTTCCCATAGCACACTCTCCCCCATCCTGTCAACCACCTTCGCCCTGTCTCCTCCGTCACACTCCTCCTCCCCAGGAACGATACGCCAGACGTAGTATCCCCACCCACGTACTACGCCACACAACCTATCCTTCGGCCACCCGAAACTTTTCCTTTCCCCCACCAACCCAACCCACCCATCTTCGGGACTAAGGTCCCTTGACTCCCTTCCTAATCTAAGCTTCCCCGCCTATCTGTGTCCCACGTCATGCCGCTGGCGAGACGCGCGACCGAGCGGAGCGAGGAAGCAAGGCGGCCAAGCGCATGTCGACTCCTGCGCCCCGCGCCATCTCCCTACTCAC